CCCCAGCGTCACGATTTCAGTTTTTTTATTGCCTCTAATACTTCGATAATTGCCTCAGCTCTGCCACGCGAATATATGAGCAGGCTGTCGATGCTATTAGACGTTCTGATTTCCTTGGCCCAATCGAGCGTCATCTCCTCGGCTCTGTTGTATAGAATTTTGGGAACGTCCATTGTTTTCCTCTCTCCTCCCCTTTACCGTTCGCCTAGAGCGCGGATCGCCGCTGCAATACGCTCTGCCGCCTCTCGGGGATTGTTAACTCCGGTCATGCGAATTCTGTCCGCAATCCTCGCGCACTCTTCTCTTGCGTCCTTTATGGCTGAGGAACGTTCGGATTGGGCAAAGGCGGCTGCAAATTGACACGCGCTGCTTACCGAAAAATCGTGATCGCCTTCATACATTCCACTTTCATAGAAAGCCTTGGCGCGTTCTACTTCACCAGTCATCGGGCCACCGCCAATGTGTTGAATGTTTCAAGAAATTTCTTCTCCGATTCTCGCCATGTGAGCGGTACTATTTTTGTTTCCAGTGGCGGCTCGGTTTCAAACCACGCTTTAGGCGGAATCTTCATCAGGTCGCGTTTCTCTGTCGAAAGCAGCACGTTATCGCAATGTTTAATTGATGGATCGTCGAACGCTTCAGGCGCAAGCCCGAATCTTTCGCATATGACTATGCAAAGCGCATCCTCGATCTCGCGGTAGTGCCTGCCAAGCTCAGAGAACCGCTTTATCGGTCGCGGCAAGTCCACCAAGTAGGCTTCTGCGGCATCATGCAGCAGGGCTGCTAGTTTCAGTGGCTCAGTGACGATTTCAGCCACGCGGATAGAATGATCGGCCACGCTGTAGAACGTTTCTACATGGCCTGAATATCGGCATTGCATAGCAAGCGCGTGAGCTATGTCCTCAATGTTGATTTCTTCTGGTCGCGGATCAAGAGGCCAAAACTGCAAGCCGCTGAACGTTTGAATCCAATCGCCCTTCCGCTCCGTCTTTCCCCGCTCTGCTAAGCTCATAGGTCGCCCCAAATTTCAGAATTATTTTTCTATTTGTTACAGCCGTGCTCCGGTGAAGCTACGTTCTGGGCCCCTTACCCGGCCATCGCTCTTTCTTGTGGTTGCGCTGCGGGTGCTGGAATTAGCACAATAATGTGAACCAACTCGCCTAACTTGTGGCGGCCCCTATTCGGGTCGTGAACCTCTTGGCACGTCCATTCAAACTGACCATCGGGGCTTGGGCCGCGCTGAACGTAGCCCACAACCGCGTGATTTTCTTCTGGTACGCCAATGACTTCATGGATCAGCACACAATAGAAATTGGCCATGATGAATGCGGTTGTATCTCCCGGCTGTAAACACATCAGTCCGATTTGCTCAGCCTTGCACCACGCATAAAGCCGCTCGAACCATCGGCCATCCTCAGCCCCAGCCAAATACGGGATATCGTCCAATGGCCGCTCAAGCACTGAGGCAATAGCAGCATTAAGGCAATCACCTTTGCCAAGAGCAAACTTAGTTTGAAAAACTGGTTTCATTTCCCCTCCCGCGCTATCCGCTGCGCCCCTGAAGTGTCAGTCATGGCCGCCCTGTTTCAATTTCTTGATTTGTTTCATCGGCAGTAGCATGTGGCGGCATTCCATTTTTATTGGGTGATGATCCCAGCGCTGCGTCCATGAATGTTCAATCGGTTCGCTGTCAACTTCTGTAGCGTCTACCAACGATTGTCCAAGCAATCCAATAAGCTCCGCTACCTGATCCCGGCCCACAATATGCAGCGTTTCGCCGTTTGCGCGAACTTCAAAGAGCCGTTGTAGCGCCCCTGAATCTGGGCCTGATGTCTGATTGGGTTTCAACATTGGCTTATGTTATCAAAATAATACAGGCAGGTCAATATAAAAGTCTTGCAGTAAGACTAATCGGGAACGATCACTTCTTGGTAGCAGCGACACTGAAAGTCCTGCCCTGCATGTGCTCTACGTCCATTTTTATCGACAATCGGAGGGTTGCCCCATTCGATAAATTTTCCTTCAAGTTTTCGATGGAATAATCTTACGTCCGAATCTTGCGATGTCCGCCACAGATAACCCGGACTCCCAATATGCACTGCCCTGACTTCCGTCAACTTACTCGCCGTTGTCGCAACCTGTGTTCGCGCAATCATTTTTGCTCGGCTGATACTTACATTGCCTGAATTTAATATTGCTTCCACAATCTCAGGCGTTCGCGTTCCCTCTGTGATTCCACGTAAAGTTAATTCGTTCAATCTCTGCGCGGCTTCCAACGGCAAACTGGTAATACTTTTTATCTGCTCCTGCATCTGCTCACGTAAAGCGATTCCAGTCGGAGCGTTTAGTATTTCTTTTTTGAGTGATTGCCCGATTGATCTTCCCAATTCAGCCCATGCGCGAATGTCTCTCTGCGAGACTTCAGCCGTCATTCTTTCAACTATCGACTTGGCCCATGGCTGCAAGATGTCCGAATACTGTGTGAGGATGCGCTGTATAGCCCCTAGATCGCTTATAACGCCCTCTGGTGCCATTCCTTTGATGATGTGCCCTGTGTGGCGTCCTACTTGGGCTAACTGTCGTTCATAACTGATTTGTGCGATACGTGCACGATTGAATCTCTGGCGGGTTGCGTTACGTATTTGTGCTGGAGTGAGAGGCATTTAGGTAATGCCTTTACGCTATTGGCGGTCGCATCAAATGCGGCGTTATGATCCCACTGGATTTTTTCTTTAACGCTTCCACAACACAGTCCTTAACCTTCTGCTGTGCTTCCATTAAAAATACCAGCACTTCAGCTTCAGTTAATCCTTGGCTGGAAAGGTTTAAGTTAGCGGTTGTTTCGTCGTAAGTGATGGAGATTGATTTCATTTAAATTTTCCCTGTAACTAACATCCCTAGAAATATTCCAATAGCTACCGCTATCAATATGGAAACAGGAAAAGTCCAACTGAATCTATCTATCAACCAACTTATCCAATCATAATCGTTTTTATTTTTGGGGGGTTTAAGTTTCATGGTTATCATTATAACCTATTTTGTATGACTGTGAGACTTTTACTCGCTTTCCTGTCCCTGAGTCTTGATCTCCGCAACCTCTTCCAATTCCGGCAATGGCGCTGGCTCGGATTCTGCATTGTTTATATCTTCGTCTGAAATATTGCTGCCGAATCCCGTTTCTTCGCTCGATTGCTTCAACTCTTTTAGCGCCACCTGATTTGAAATGATTCCCGCTTCGGTAAGCTTAATCGCGCTGTCTGTTATCTTCGTCGCTATGTCCGCTTTTTCCGTAGCATTCAATTGCCACAATGGTCTAAATCCTATGGTCGTACCATCTGGCCATTCCTTGCCTAGACTTTGCACGATGCAACGATAGACCATAGTAATTGGAACCTTAAGAGTTGAATTTTGTTGACGCGCTATTTCGTCATAGTACGTTCTTAAATCTGCTTCGCCCGTTGCGTTCAATCCCGCTGGACTCTGGCCTAGTAATCTCACGAGTGGAATCTGTACTGATCCGCTTATCTGCTCCAGAAAATGAATCAGAACATCACTCGCTCCACTCACTGAATTATTCTGAAAATTCTCCATCTTATCTTTGGCATCCAGCAGCGTCATGCCTTCATTTGACTGCGTAGAGCGCATGAAGTTTACTTGCGCCATCAATCCGGCCAATCCCGGGCCACCTGAAGATACCAACTGACGCAAGCCCTCAACCGTGTAAGTCCTCAAGTGCAGCTTGTACATCAACTGCGCTATGCCCTGAGTGGATGAGTTTAGAGCTAACAGGATGTCCCAAATTCTTTCAAATATACTTTCTCCCCAAAACTGTAAGGTAATCGCTTGCCACCACGGAAGTTTTATTCCACTCAATCTCATTACTCGGCTGTAATGGATTCGCATTCCTACCAATGCCGGAGCCGTGGCAATCACGCTGTAATACTTTGGCAGACCATAGTTAGGCCCAAAGTCTTTTACCGTATCTTCCACGCTTGGATTTACCATCCAACGGTCTAACGGTAGTATTCCTTTGAACTGATCTTTTCCCACTGATTCAACTCGGAACGGAGTCGATAAATCCTGCCCATCAATCAGAATCACTCCCAAGCATCCACCGTACAGCCTTGACCATTTCACTACTTCATTTGTGCTATTCCAGATTCCTAGCTCTACCGCTGATTCGTTTACTTGTTCAATATCTTCTGGCCTCATGTCGCCCTTAATATCAACTCCAGCCCTTGTCATGTCATCCGCTACGCAATCGACAATCGTTCCGCATAACCCCTGCCCTCTGTGCATCCATTCCAGCAACGGACGATACTGAGTTATTGGGTTGTACCCATACGTTCCACCTGAAGATATGTTGTTTGTGCCGTAACCTATTCCAGCGGCGAAGTTGCGGAAGGAATCAAATACCTCTTGCGAGTCTTTGGATTTTACTGGAATCGTTTTTTTAGTGGTTTTCTTCGTCGCCATTTAGTCTTACCGTGAGACTTTTCTACTTTACAGTAATGGCGATGGATTGCCTAGGAATGTTTTATCTTGCGCAAGTAGAGCACATTGCTTTTCTGTCTTTCATTGTTTGTCGCTTTTTAGGGATGTGTCCCGCTTCAAACAATGAGCGTAATCCCCTCATGGACGCTGGCCAAGTATCGCGGCTAGGTGATCTAAATGTATGCCCCGTTAAATCTTCCAATGCTTCCCTTTGCATCCATGTGTCTGGATATAACAGCCAGAATTGATACCATTCCCAAAGTGTTTGAAAGAAGCAACAATCGCAATCTGTTCTTAATGGAGGTTCTGCTTTTCTCTTTCGGCAGTATTCAACTACTTGGCGTATTCCCCATCCCCACCTAACTAAATCATAGCTACGCTGTACGCCGTCAATTTCTTCCCATGCTACTCCGTCGCGTTCTTCTACTTCGTCGGCCCTGATTCCAACGTGTACAACACATGGACGATTATCCAAGATGTAATCTTGAAATGGCTCTATTTTTAGCAATCGAGTACACCAGCGCATCCACACATTCGGCAGTGATTTTTGAATAACTACTAGTCCCTGTAGAGTCCTGCCTGTAGTTAATTTATTGAGAGGTTTACCAAGCAAAGATTCAAGATGGTTCCAATGCTCCTGCATTTCCGGAAGTTCTGCGCCAGTAGGAGTACAGATATATTCATATTCCATTGGCTCAACTTCCGCTAGACGTAGGGCTAGTGCGGTTGAATCCCATCCGCCAGATAAAGCGACAATGTGCCTCACTTTACTTTTTCTTTCACGAACTCCAGCAGCGTCCCAAAACTTTCAAACACATCCTCATTTTCCGATGTAAACACTTCCCCAAGTCCCCATTCGTTTTCAATCGCTACCGATAACTCAATCAATTCAAATAGGCCATTGGGCATCAATTCGGTTTCGTGTTTGATCTGGTAGGAATCGGTGACTTCTTCCGTATCCACTCCCATTACTTCAGCCACGATCTCGCGCAATCTTTCGGTAAAAGTCTTACGGGGAGACTTTTTGATTGCGATTGGCTTACGCTCTGCTCCGAAGTATGTGTAACCCTTAGCTTGACTCATTTTGATTTTTCTCTAATTACAATGCTCTTCAGGGTATCAAGTACAGCCATTCCAGCCTGAGTAATAAAATTCATTCCGTTCCATCTTGACGCTAGCCCAATTAGACATAGGCTTGTTCTGGCGTTCTTTGAAATCAAATATCCATCCCAAACGGCACCCTTGCCCAAGTGCTCTAATTGTTCCAATTCAGCAGAGCTGAGTATTGGAAGCATTTCTAGCCTATCGCTTGGTTCGGCATCGTAAAGTTTTGCAGCTAGATCGGCTGACAGTAATGCTCTTTCGCGGAATACCTCTTGAGTTGTTTTGTCCATAGTTATCATATTAACACAACTACTGTCCCAGCTTCGCCCAAATTGCATCTACTCCTCTGCGCTGTATGTAACCATCTAGTGAGTAGCGAACTTGATCCCAAAAATCGTTATGCGCGTCCACTACCACTGGCAGCACTTGCGGCCTTCCGTCCTTGTCCACTACTTTTTTGTCCACCTTGTATGAATATAATCGCGCTTGATCTTGCGCCAATGGGCAGTTCTCTTTGTGGATGTGTATTTTCTCGAACATCCTGAGATGCGCTATTCCATCCTCTACGCTTCCCGGCCATTTCTCCGCAGCCGATATATTGAAGCCATGACGCGATAGATAACTGATTATCTCTGGCCTTGCGCAGTCCGCTTTTATTGGCCACGTTCTCACTGTATCTATCCCGCGCTTATTAGGCACCTTGCCATCAAACAAATCAGGCAGATTGTCGATTTCAGTTCCATAGCCAAAACATTCATCCTGTATCCATAGCTCTTCTTTTTTCTCGCCTGTCGTTTGATCTATTTTTTCTGTGATGAAATTCCTGCCTAGATAGTTCGGATCATTCGCAAATCCGAAGTCGTTACCATGAAACCATCTAATCTGTCCTTCCTCTTGTCCATACCTGCGTAAGACTTCTTTCCAATCGAACGAGATGATATCGTACCTTCCCTTGAAGATTACAGCCTCAGATACTTTCTTTGGCTCTCCTTCCCAGATGTGCGCATAATCATCGGCAAATATCTCCGGGTTCGCATCCGCCTTACGTTTTAGGATCATCCTTTCCGATTCCAGTTCAGGCGTGAACCATGGGTTCTCGTACCAGTACATTTTTACTACTAGAGAATTTTCTGGGGGATTAACTACAAACCTTTGGTACGTGTCGTCTCTTTCGTCGTCTGGGTTGAAGGTAAGCCAAATCTCGCTTCCCGGCTTACGTATGGATGGCCCAAGAATGTCCCATGATTTTTTACTCACGCTCTGCGCTTCTTCTATCCAGCAGATATCCACATCTTCCATGGACTTCACGGCTTCTTCTACGTTCGTGCGCAGTCCCTTGAAAATGAACTCCGCTCCTGTCCTTCGGCTGACTATGGATGTATCCGTGATTTTGAAATCATTCTGTAGCCCTAGTTTTACAATCTGGGTTTTTAGCAGAGAGTGGACTGAATCTTTGATTGATGTCTGTATTTCTCTTGCACAGAGAATACGGAATGGGAGTCCGTCTGAATCTCTCTGCGTTGTGTGGGCCTTAAGGATTAACGCTCTTGCTACTGACCAGCTCTTTGCCGCTCCGCGCCCTGAGTAGAGCACCTTGTAACGCGCTGGTCTGAAAAGTATCTGCGCCTTGCGGGGAAATTGGATATCAGGATGAGGCAATCATTTTTTCTCGGGAGAATCGACAAATACTACATTCAATGTCGCTGTAGTAGCTACCGGCAATGTTTCTCCATCCTTGTCTTTTCCGCCTGATAAGTAAATAGTTTCTGGAGTCTTGCCTTCGGTGATCTCGCGCAATTCCTTTACCGCTACCATGTTTCCATTGATGCCATGAATGCTTGCGCTTATCGTTAGGGCTTCTGCAAACGTGATGCCTTCGTCGCACCCTAGAAGCTTCGCTATATGTTTCGGAACCTTGCGCTGTAAATGCTGCCTCGCTGCTTCGCTGATTAGCGTAGCCCCATTACCCCATTGGTTTAATCCTTTGGGATTTCTTTTCTCGCCTTTGGCAATAGCGTGCTGATTGCCTTTCTCGAATGGCTTGCCCTTTCCGCGTGGTTTCTTCTTTCGCGGGAATGCTACTTTTTTTATTTGAATGATTGCTTGAGTCTCAGCCATGGCGTTTCCGATTTTATTTTTGACGTTTCCAATGATAGCTTGATTGTTTCGTTAACTCAAGTCTTACGGTAAGACTATCGTGATTCGTATATTTCGCGGCATCGTTCTCCGCAATATGTCCATCTTCCGTTTTTACCAATTTATTGGCACTCCAGTTATTTTTCGATGACATTCATTGCAGTATTTTAAAATTAAATCTCCCAGCAACGGGCAATTAATACTGTGCTTGCCATCTATGCCATCGCACTTCTCACATTTGTCTAGCTTGAGAATATTCTGCGCCCGTACCACATAGTTTTCTACCGCTCGATCATCCAGCGTTCCGCGAAGGTTATTGCTTACGTGGTAGCAGAGGTCATGGATTAATTCCATTACATCTCTCGGTAGTCCTGTGCGCTTGATGTCTTCTTCGGAGAAATTCATTTGATCTTGCTCTCCGCTATCATCGCAAAGTTTGCGATGTGGATTAGTGTTCTACGCATCTGCTCTGGATTGTTGAGTGCTCCGAATTCTTTCAGGCTTTGTACATAGAAATCCAGTTTCATGAGTGGCTCGGAAATTGGCAGCAATTCCGCACTGCCTTTATCTTGCTCTTTTTCTCCCATTACATCCGACATCTTTTGAGCAAAGGCCGCTACATCATCTCGAAGTGTGATAGGTTTTGAATCAGTCAACGCCGATTCTAGTTTTGCGCCTATCTCTCGGATATGAGGAGCGTTTACAAAGTGAGGCGGGTATCCAGTAGTGGCGTTTAGTTCGTTAATGGCGTTACGGACGGCGGATTCTAGGTTCACTTTTTACCTCTTGGATAGATTCTTGCTTGCCCACTCGATTGCATGTGCTTCGCCACAGAGATGAGCGTCTGGTTTTCCTAGTTCTAGCGTAACGCCCGCTGTTATTTTATTAGTGTTCCATGAAACAATCATGATGCCGTTAAGATCAGAGGCACTACTTCTATGGTATCCCTTATACCAATGATTGGTTTCCTGCTTTTCTACTTTGCAAATATCGCAACGGTATGAAGTCTGTTCACTCATGCTTTACTTCTTATCTCTGCGCTCTTTCTCTTTCTCGCGCTGCAATGTGCAGCGTTCGCATGGGCAATATATTGAATGAAACTCCACCATCTGGCGATCCTGCTCTATTCTTTCCGTGATTTTATCTAACACTGCCTGCATAAATATTGCGGCCCTTTCTAAACTTGAAATTAATACGACATTCATAACATCCCATGAATAAGTTTCCAGTTACGATCCCCTCGTACTATCTTAAAATTCCTTTGGCTCCCTTTTAGCAAATTGCACAATTGATTCGCAGGTTGTAAATTGCTTTCCGAATCGTCTCTAGGGTTGCCGGGAATTATGTGATCGCTTGCTAAATCCTCAAACGTCCATATCGGTTCGTCGCATATCCCGCAGATTAAAGTCTTACCGCGAGACTGTGCCTCGTTCCACCATTTCAGCCTGATCGCCGCTAGCTTCTGGAGCCGCGCTTTCTGTTTTGTGCTCTGCCTGTTTATCGGCTTGAGCTTTTTCCCAAAGTTTGCGTTCAAATATTTCTTGACAGGTTTCCTGTGAAATGTCTTTCTGTGTTGGATCAAACCCGCAGAATATGAATCCGTATGCGTTTGGCCAGACTCCATCGGGCTTAATGTTTCCAAATTCGTTAACGATGACTTCTTTTCCGCAGTTATCGCATTGCATGGCTTTCTCCTGATCGTGCTGTTATACCCCAGCCGCAATCCGTTTGAGGCTATCTCTTTCCTGCGTTTCTCTGATATTTTCCGCAAGGGCTTCTTGGATTTCATATCGCCTGCTGTCGTTTCCCGACTTCCAACATTTCCGGCAAAGATCATGGCGATGTGTTTTAACCAGCCTACGCCGAATCATTGTTATAGCAGGACGCTTCTCGCAGTTGGAGAATAACTTGCTAACTTTTACCGATCTCGACACATCGCGTTTAACGCCTTCGATTTGCTCCATGCCGATAATCCCTTACTTATGCCCTACGGATGGCTCTCAGGCCATTTGTGGACGATTGCGCTATGGTTTAAAGTAATCCGTAACCAGCTTGTCCAGCTTCTCAACATATCTTCTTTGTGGAGCATGTTTCCCAGCTTCCCATCGCGCTATTACAATCTTGCTAGGTATAGCGTCCCCATTGATTCGCATGAGTTTTCCCATCTTCTCCTGAGTTAACCCGTTCGCCGCCCTGAACCGCTTCAACTTGAATCCAAACGCCTTGGCCTTTGCCGAATTGTCTACAAAGGATTCCTTCGGTCGTCCGGGGGAGCGCTTTGTTTTCGTCACCGCTGCTATCTTGTTTGCCATGGATAATATTCTAGCTTGGTTATCAAACTACGGCAAACAAATAGTATTACGGTGAAACTTAGTTTCATTTTTACGTCCCCAATCTCACAATCCAGTAAACGATAAATCCTACTGTGAAAGCTGACGCTGCTATAGTTAGGCCAATAAGTATCCCGCAACTCGCTTCCCTGTCCTGCGTATTCATCTGCCGTTTCTTTCGTAAGCAGGGTCAGGATAACCGCTGGCTTCAATCGCCGCGCCTTCCTCGGCTGCGTCCTGTTCTTCCAATCGGTACTGCTCGGCCAATTCAGCGTTTTCAACTGCGCCAATCAATTGCTCGATGGTCAATCCATTATGCTGCTTGACGTGCTCTCGCGTGATGGCCTTCGCTACTTCTAGCCAATCGCCAGCATGGATCATTTCTTTGAGTGTGTCGGTCATGGCTTAAGTTCTCCATTCTGGCCATTGCTGATTAGACAATGGCCAGTAGCAACACTTAAGCGGATTTCAATTCCGCCATGCGCTCCGCAAGCTGCCAGAGTGCCTTATTCAATTTCACGTCTTGGTCAATGCCTTTGACTTCGCGGGTAGTAGTGCGACGGCGATGGCCCTGCTTGTCTTTTCCCATTGCCGACAATCCGCCCTTGATTACATTCTCTTGAACACGGTTGAACGTGTGCCAGAGATCTGGTTTCGCGTCATCATTGCGCCGTGGACGGAGCAGCATTTCTGCTGTGATTGGCGTATGTGTTTCGCCTTCGGAATCGGCAAAGCGTAGAGTTCTTGCTGATTCCGCGAATGCTGCTTGCTCGCCTTGAGTCAATTGCAGGTTTGACCACTTGTTTACAGCCTCAGTCAACTTAGGCGCATTCTGAATAATGCGTGTTGAACCTTCGATTACTTCATGTACGATGTTTCCTTGATGCCTCACGGTCACTGAGTCCACCATTCCATCGGCAATAATCAGACCATTGGAGCAAACCAGCCGGAATAATCCCGCCATCAACTTATACGCGGATGACCCATCGTGAGAATTTACCAGCACGATTTCTGCCAGAGAATCTCCCACTCGTAACGCTGAAATCATATCGGCATGGCGGAAGCGAATCATGTGCTTTGTAAAGTCCCTGCGTCCCTCAATCCGTGTTCTCGACTGCGTGGCAGAGAACGGAACAAATCCGGCTTTTTCCATCCCGCGAATCACTTCCAATGTCGGGATGTACTGATAACGATCTGACCGTGATTCGTGTTGCGTTGTCGCCAGTGCCGAAGGGCAGGTTTTTGCTATGGCATCAATGGTTAGTGGGTATTGCGCCCGATTCATTGGTGTTCCAACTGTAAAATTATGTGCTGACATTTTTAATCTCCTCTTACGCTTGATTAGCGTATGAATACACTTTAAGTTATTTTGTTAACCTTGTCAACAATTATTTTGAGCAAAAAGAAAAGCCTCAAAATGCTTACATTGAGGCTTTGAGATTGGATTTTTGGAAGTGTTTTACGGGGCAGGAGTAGCGGCTACTGCTGGGGTATTGAGTACATCCGTAATTTCTGTCGTCAATGCAGCCACATCCTCTGGTGCCGGATCGGGTGCAGGTGGATTGCTTAACTGCTGCGTCAATTGGGAATTCTTGGCGCGTTCATCTTTCAATGCTTGAATCAACTTCGGTACAGCTTCTTTCAGGGCTTCAAACTCAACCATGATTCTCTTTATCCTTTCTTGGATTACGAACATCGAATGATCTACGTGATTCATTGGCCGCTACCCGCTGGCTTCACTCCAGTATCGGAAGCCGCTTGCGCTCCAACTTCCGCTGCTTTCTTGTCGATTGCAGCATGTAACGCGGCCCTGCATTTATTCAGGTTTTCAGTGGATGCGCCGAATTGCACTACCGCATCCTGATAAGCCTTAAACTCCTCGGTCATAAATCCCTCAATCTGGATTGTATTTGGAAGTCTTGCCTTGCGCTGGGATAGCCTGTACTATCGCAGAATCGCCTTGTGGCGCGTCCGCGCTATTTCCTTGACCCAATACGTTCTGCAATGCCGCAGGAGCCACGTTCTGTACCGTTCCGTGGATTCCCGCGCTTCCCATTGCCGATATCCCGGCAATCGCCAAAGCAGTGAATGATTCCATGGAAAACATTTTGTCTGGCGGTAAGACTATTGCCACTGCCCCAATCGACAAGCCGATATTTATCGCCAATGCCCAGCGGCCAGTTACAACGGGGAATGTTTTCTTAACCACTTGCAGAATGGTATACACGCTGGCAATTATTCCAGCTACCTTGCCAGCAGTCACACCACTTAAGCTTATTGTGGCAATAAGGTAAAGAGAGTGCATTATAGCGCCGGAAGTCCTGCCGCCACGCGCTCCGAATTGAGAACCTGAATCGTGGCATCGTCAAACTGTTTTGCCGTAGCCTGTAGGCTTGCCACGTTGTCAGCCACTACAGGGCCAAGCGTGTCAATGGAACGAATCGCGTTAAGGTCTTCCACTCCAATCGCCGTGAGTGCCGCGATGAGTGCGGCCAGTTTCAATGCGGTATCGCCGGATAAAGATGCTGCCATAAAATTCTCCTTGCTGATTTTTTCAGATTTTACTTGTGAAACATTTCACTCAATTTGCGAGCTACAAAACGCCCTTCATCTGGAGTAAGATTTAACGCTTTCACTGAACCATCTTCTTGCATTTTGTATATCATTGGAAATCTTGATTCTGGTTCCATGGGGTTGAGATTTTCGTAGGTAATGCGAATGTTCTGGTTGCCTACTTCATATCCTTGAGCGAAATTTACTTCGCTCATTTCAACACTCCAGTAGTCGAAAGAGTGGACAGAATAGAATTGGCAAGCGTGATGATTGATTGAACTTCGCTGGTAATTGCTTTCTGGGATGTCGGGTCTTTTACCCCTGCCGTTCCATCCGCTACCATCTGCGTTCCGATGTCGTTAATCTCTTTCAGGAGTCCCTTGATTTGGGCCGCATTGGCAGCTACAGGTTGCGCCAATAGAGGAGTCAGCTGTTCATGGATACGCGTGATCTTGATTTGTCCAGCAGAGAGTTTATCGAAGTACTCATTTTCGATCATCCCGTTCTGGTGAATCGCTACCAGCGACTCCGCTACCGCATGATTGTGAACTGAAATTTGCGCATTGTCGGCATTGACTTTTTCAAGTGAAGTTATCGGAGCTGTAGGAGTTCCATCAGCATTCGAGGTGCGATGAAGCTTCGCGCATCCCACAAGCAAAACGATTGCTATAACACTTGCCAGATACTTTGATTTATTTCTCATTCATTTTCCTTTCGATTAGCAAATTAATTATAGCAGTAGAAATTCTTTTTCGTACTCTAAATCTTCATTGAATGCCGGAATGGTTATCAATGATTTTTTATTTAAGTGCTTGAATTTATCGGGCAGTCTTACGGTAAGACTTTTTCCTTCAGGCTCAAGCGAGATGGATTCAGGCATGAATAGATCATCTGACATCGCTAGCCTTTGAATTTCTTCCGTGCTGTATGTTTTAGAAATCATCTTGAGCAATAAATAGAGATTGCGGAATTTCTGAAACCTTCCCGCTTACCGTAACCTCTACCCTCTCCGGCAATCCATAAAACTTTTCCGCCTTGATTGAAACTATCTGCGCGTCATCCGTGTAAATGATCCCTGTTAGCGCGTCTTCGGTGGCCCTAATGAGCTTCGACAGGTCGGGCCTAACTACATGCTGTGTTCTTTTTCTGGATACTGATTCAGGTTTCAAGAAAAAGAATTTAAGCAATATGGCCACTGGCGAGTGCTTGGCGAATAGAACATCATTGAAACCAATTTTATTTCTTTCCACCAAGGAAGCTTTGGCCACTTCCTGACGATATGATTTCAAATCCTTATTGTCGCTGGTAACGATTGCGCGACTCCAGCCCTTTGGGATGAAAGCCTTCATTGACCCCTGTGGCTCTGGAGTGCAGAACGCCGTGAATGAAATGCTGTCAATCGCTATGAGTGGGCTAGTCATTTTGCTAACTCTCTTCAGGAACTATATCGGCAATATATTCTCTTTGCAATAACTTTCTGTGTCTCCAGCAGAGACTTGATTTCATATTTCCTATACCTTTGATGCTGGTTTTCTTTGCGCGCTTCCCACATTTTTTACCAGCCCTGTCCCCATTGCGCAAAATAAACTCACAGCGCAACCTTAAAGGTTCTACAATTTTTGCGATGTGCGCTTTTAGTTTGATGGTTTCAGGTTTCACTTACTAGCCCTTTAGCGCCAGTTTTCTCTGTTTTTTTATTTCTAACCATTTTTTGTAAGCAGCGGACTTCGGCTGTGCCTGTCCTAAACCATGGCACCAATGATCGTTGCGCAGCAACACCTTGCACATCCTTCGCCATGACGGTGCCCAGCATTTAGCCTCTAACTCTGGCGGAGCCTCATCCGGTATCTGAATATAACCTCGATCTCGCCATCCCTTGATGAATTTCTTGAAGCGAATCAAGTAATGCTCTCGCGTCTTTTTTGGCATCGTTCGTAACAAGAGATTACAGAAACTACGCCATGTGTGATTAGGCGGCTTTGTAATCTTGTCGTACCCCGTTATGTTTCCCTTGTCCTGTACATACAATGCGCCTGAGTTTGCTCCATTAACTCGCGCTACCAACTTGAACCATGTTTCAGGTTCCAAGATGTGATACAGCCACAGTCCGCGCCTTTGATCGTCTCCGAATGGCTGACATAGCCTCTGATTGCTTAATGGCACTCCGGCCATCTGCATACGGTCATAGATTCGATTATGTGGCTTGTCTGAATACATCGCATGGTATCGCCAGATGTCTTCGGTTAACCAATCGTAAATTGGATATACGTTGTAAACTTCGTCCACAATTTTAGTAGTCCATCGCCATCCATTAAGCGTGAGATTTCTTTTCTCCCATGTGGCTATTGCACAGTAGCGATGTAGACTCTCTTGCGCCCGTATGCCGATGAATGCCGCCGTCTTTTTACCTTGGCTGTACCACTCTCCAAACAGGACAATAAATTCCTCAAATTCCATTTCCGCCAGAGCAAATGGGTAATCTTTTTCAGTCTTACAGTAATACGGTTTTTGCCTTATCCAGATATCCTCTTTGTTCCTGTCCCAGCATATCCAGCGAGGCTCATAGTTTGTTACAGCATTACGAAGTAGCATGGGAATACAAATCCAGTGCGCTTCGATGTGATCCTCGTACATTTCAAACAATTCTTGTAGGTGTCGGATTGTTTCCTGATACTGCGCTTCAAAGTCAATAAACATTACCGCAACTTTTTTACCGCGCTTAATCGCTTGCTCCATTACCAAATGGAGTAGAACAGTTGAATCCTTGCCGCCACTCAGGGCAATATAGGATCGTTCCGTATTGTCCAGAGCTAGGCCGATTCTTTCCCTTGCAGCTTCTAGCACGTTTGTATCGTGGTATCGCTTAACGGCCATTTAGTAAATCTCCGATTGCCTCTCGCCTGAAATTGCTTCGTCCATTGTCACCGATGGTCTGTTGTTTGCCTCTAGCCATTTGTTGAGATAAATCAATGCGGTTTCATTGGCCGTAATTTGTTGCTCGGGACTCAAGATATGGAACCCTGCCCGAAATACTTGCGGGATGCCTAACTCGTAACAGGCCGATGCTTGCCCTAGCCATGCAATGCGATTCATGGCCGTGTTTGTCAGATAGTGCTCGCATGAATGTTTCCACTCGGTAATTACCTTTTGCAAAGTAGCAGCAAACTTTTTTGTATCGCCCAGAAATTCCGCATAGGCTTCTTCGCAATCTTTCTTTGACCATCCATCTTTACAGGTCGCATAGAAACCAGCTTTGTAACATTCCCAATCTTCGTAGCGATGGAAAATACGGTTAGGATCGGACGTGTTTACAGTCCTGAATTTTTCTGTCTCATCGCTGTAATCTTCAACCCTGTCCGTCAATTCAACAAAGTCCGCTTCCGTCACCTCTCCTTCCACGTCCCATGATCTTGAAAATTCCTGATCTTGGAACAGTTCGCTCAGGCCAGTAATTTGACATAGGCGCAATACCTCATCTTCGTCCATGCCTAATTCCCGACAGATGCGCTCCGTGCTCCAGTTCCTACGCTTTAATTCAACTACAATGTCCGACATGCCTTCGACTCTATGTTTGCCTCTGGCGCGATTGTGACGCACGGTAGCAGCCATTCTGTCGCTCTTGTCTATGCGGTCTGCGTTGGCAATTACTACAGGTAGATACCCCATGACGCGGTTACGAATTTCCTTGCATTCCTTGCCTACTCGATTGCGATGGAAACCGTCTATTACTTCGATCTTTTCTCCGTCTTTCCATGTAACTATTGGTTGAGTATAGCCATCGGCGGCTATACTCAATTCAAGCAATTTCATCTCTGGCGGGGCCACGGAATTTGGATTGTATTCGTTGCCCGCAACATCATCCGCCGGAATCCATCTCACGAAATCTACAGGTTCATCTTTCATCGGCGAGATTAGATGTAGCTCCTCGCGTATTTCATTGATAGCTACGATGCGCTCATCATCCGACAAGGGCAAAAGTTTTTTGATGATCGGTTTTATTAGTTCGCGGTACTTTCCGGTGGACTTCGCCCTCAATCCATCTAGCGATGGCTGAAACAATGTAGAGTCTTGCGGTGAGACTTTTTGGCTGCTCATCGCCCAAACTCCGCAATGTATGATTCGGTTATTTGGTAAGTTTCGCATGGCGATAGATTCATTGATAAGGCCATTGGGATTAGCCATTGCAGATTTGATACTGTGCGCTCAAGCACTAAATCGCAAACGCCAATGATCTCTATTTTTTCTTCCGTCTTGCTTTCCAGTTTATTCAGTTCTCCTGTTGCGTAGAAAAAATAAACCGTGAATGGTTCGCCGTTTTTGTGGCCCACGGAACCATGATACTTTCCATCATTGCCAGAGATAGTACAGAACAATTCCCAAGAGCAATCGGGTTTTAGATATCCGGTTTCCTCTAAAAATTCTCGCTCCATTGCGCGAGTTACGTGCTCCAGTGGTTCTACTTTTCCACCGGGGCCATTCAATAATCCCGCTTGCCATTCGGGATGAGTCTTGCGGATAAGTGCCAGTTTTTTACGATCTTCTGAGAACAGAAAACCGACTACATAGCGATGCGGCGAATCCATTTCAATTGACATTTTTTCTCCCAAGATTATCAGCGGAGTAAATCAACTCTTGGGAAAATTGACCTACTCCGCTATTGTTCGCCCCATTGCGGGATGAACGCGAATTTTGTTTAAGGTTGCTGCTCTCCGTTTACATGCAGTTCTTCGGTTGCCGGATCGGGTTCGCCCTCTTCTTGTTGTTCTTTCAGGGCATTGTAGGCATCACGATTACTCATGCCTGTAAAGTTTGGATTTTCCGTCTGCCCTTGCATGAAGTAAACAGCTAACCCTTCCATGGCCTCATACTTGTCCGTCAATTCATGTAAGGCCATGATTGCTTCGATTGCCTCATCGAACACTGCACGGATGGACTTCGGCACCATCAAATGCTCAACTTCTTCTACTCCAGATTCTGGAGCTTTTTTGCTCAGAGTTTTGCGTAGCTTTTTCTCTGAGTGCTGTGCAGCTTCTCTGATCTCAGGATCAGCAAGTTTTGTTTTTGGCACGTCAATCAGTAATTGCAGATTGCGCGATGGCATTTTCTTGAGTTCTTCTTCAGGAATGTGCGGGATGAGATTTTCCGCAACCTTGATTGCCTTGAACCTTTCAGAGCGAGACATCGGCATCGCGCTTGCCGCCCATTTCTCGATTGATTTGAACCCGCGATTTCCAGTATCAGGATTCACGGCCAGCCGCCACAATTCGTAAACCATGAATTGACGAATGATGATCGCAGCCTGAATGAATCGCCCTTCCAGCTTCCTGATTTCCGCATCGCCCTTATCGGCCAATACAATCTTCTGCTCTTCCGACAATTCAGGCAATGCTTTCACGATTGCACCATCACCCAATGAGCCAACTTGCTCAAGAGTCAATGCGCCTGTCTTGGGTTTTTTCTTGGCTTCTTTTTCGGCCTTACGCGCTGCGGCCTTTTCTTCGCGCTCACGTTTGCGCTGCGCCTTGTTCTCTTCGCGCTGCTGTTTTTCTCTGGCCTTTTGTGCCTGCTTATCGGCCTTCAGTTTTTCTTTTTTCTCGGCAGCTTCGCGCTTCTTTTTTTGCGTCTTAGTTTCCACGTCCGTAGGTTCGCCAGCAGTAGGAGCATCTTCACGCATCGCCCTCATTTGCTCTGACCTGCTTGATTTCTTTTTTGACTTTTTACTTGCCATAACCTCACTCCCTTTCCTTTTAGTCTTACGGTAAGACTTTTTTTAATTCACATCTTGCACGTTATCATTCTGGAATGGGATATGTCAATAGTATTTTGTTAACCGCCAACATTGATTAAGATATTAGCCTTTTGCGGTTTCATGCCGTGATAATTCATGAGCACTTGGTTTGATTTATTTCTCCCGCACTCGCGGCATGTCTGCTTATTTTTACGGCAGCTTTCACGCGGCTTCTCGCATCGAATGCACAGCCCTAATTCAAATCTTATTCTTTCATGTTCTCTCATTGTATCCATCCTCAAACCAGAGCAGTGCGGTATCAAGCGTTACTGGAATTTTCCCGATTGCCCCGTTTCTCTGTTTTGCGTTTATGATCCAACGTTGCCCGTTTTCGTCTATCCAGACAAATAATTCGGTGGAAGCATCCTCTTCCAGCCTTCCTGCCCACTTAACATCGCCCTTTCGTGGAGCACGTTTTAAAGACTGGCGTTCCTTGTCTCGCGTTAGTTGCGACAAAACTCCTACCTGTACACCTTCAGAAATTGCTAGCCCTACCATGCCTTTTGAAATGTCCTCAAATTTTTGCGTCTCTGTGTCGCCATCTCCTTCCGCCAGACTGGCCTGATCTAGCCAGATGCTTTGAATACCGTGTTTGCGAATCATCATTCGGGCCGATGAGCAAATGTAATCTATGTGATTGTTTTTTGCGTTGTCCTCAATCCACAATGGCCAGTTACTTACTTGCGATAGATGCGAAAAGAATATTTCTACTTCTGATTTTCTGCCTAAGATGTGCGGCTGTTCGTCCAACTCACGGAAGTCCCTAAGTTTTATTCCGCTAATACTCGATACCGGACTCATCAAATTTGTGAGAAACGATCTCCCGCGAACCTCATACGTATAAACCAGTGTTGGAATATTTGCCGATACGTTACTCAGTACAGCTTGACGCATGAGCGTACTCTTGCCCGATGACGTTTCTCCGGCAATTAAAACCATCTCGCCTTTGTGGTAGCCAAGTATTTCTTTATCAAGTCCAGCTAATCCAGTTGGCAATCCTATCGCGGTAATGCTTCGATCTATTGCCCTGACTCTGGCGAATTCCTGTTTTACTTCGTCAACAATCACGGCGGCATGACGTGGCCCGATTTGTCCTTGCCCCTGTATCTCACAAATACTTCTATCGGCTTTCCTGATTATCTCTTCCGCTGGGCGTGATTGTTCATAGGCTTCTTGAATTGCAGTATTGGAAATTTCTATCAGCCTTCGGAGTGAGGCTTTGTCCTTCACGATTTTTACGTATTGTTCTATATTCTTGACTCTCGGTAGTCCATCTGTGAGTGAAGTTACATAGGCCACACCCCCGACTGTTGGCACTTGCTTGTGCATCCCCAAGCATTCCGTGAGCGTCACGAAGTCTATCGGCTTGCCTTCTTTGGCTAGCTCTACCATTCTGGCAAAAATAATTTTATGGGAAGTAAGGTAGAAATCTTCCGGCAATAGCAATTCCGCTTGTGGGTAAGATGAATTGTCCAACAGAACTGCACCTAATAAGGCGCGTTCGGCATCTAGGCTATTCGGAACTTCCGGCCCTAGTTCGTAATCGGATTTTGATGGAGCTGGCTTAGTTCCGTTCTTCATTTGTCTGACGGTGAGACTTTTTGAAGTGATTGAATCCGGCGATTTAAATACCACGCTGCTTTCTGTAAATCTTCTAACTTCGCGCCTTTCTTTCCAGCCCTTGAAATGTACTTGACCGCATTCCATAGCAGCGCATCGTTTTCTAGTCCCCATGCTTCAAGGCATTTCACTGTTTCATGCAGAACGTCCCCGCCATAGTGCGAAGGATGATTTACACGCTCTATATTTTTGAGTGATCTGGTTGCCATTCGCCAATTCCTTCCACTTCTGCTTTTTTGAAGTCCTGAAATAGATACGGCCATTCGGCCATTGCGATATCTGCTACGTGATTGAATGCGATACGAATTTCAGTTTCGGCGTGACGGCTTGTACGCTGCTCAATGATCCATCTGAGACTGCGCATGTTGAAGGTTGTAACTATTCCAGTGGCTAGACCGAGAGGGGCAATCCTACGGAAGCATGAGGTTAGCTTTTTCTTTTTCTCGAAATTGGACATCTCCGCAATCTTGAAATGATCCGCTAGCCATTTCTGCGCATCTTCCAAATACTTAACTACTTCGCAAAACTTAGCGGCTGCTTCTTCGCTTTCGGCAATCTCTGGTGGAATCCAGAATGAAATATCTTCCAAACGAACGTAACGAAGCGACTCTTGGGAAAATGCGTTGCCGATTGAGTTGCGCACTAACTCATGCGTGAATACGCGACTGATTCCCTCGAATGCGAATGTTGCCGTTGCGTGTGCGAGTACAGAACCATGGCGCTGCTTTGCGATGTTCGCATGATACTCCGCGCTGTCCGTTCTTACTTTTGTGATATTCGGATTCAATCCGACATCAAAAGATTTATAGCAGCGTCTTGCCCCAAGCTCTATAATCTGTTCCGCGTCATCGCCTGTGATTGTGTTTAGGCATTTTGCCCCACCGATACTTTGTAGCCACTGAATAACCTCACGTCTGCGAAGCTTGGTGGCAGCAATTAAATAGGCTCTTGGTTCTGTAGGTTGCATTTACATTCCTTTCATCTTGTCTTACTGTAAGACTTTTTAAAAAATTCAACTCTTTTGCAAGTGGCCCAATGAGGCTCTAGTGTCGTGTGGTTCAGTGGAATAGTTTTACCCGCTGGCGTTGTCCACCATTGAATTTGTGCCGCACATTTTACGCTATTGCAATAGCTGTTATTTTTGAAGCGATAGCCAGCAGCGTAAAGTCCTTCGGCGGTTTTTGGAAATTCAGGCATGTAGCTCCAGTGAATATGAAAGTTTAATTTTCATTTGGGCTGAATTAATTTTGGCTCGTATCTTGGATCATCCGTGGAAGGGTTGCGTAAGCCCATAAGCACAGCAATTACCTTGCCCCATTGAAACGTAAAGCGTGCCCCGTATTCCACTTCTATTACCGTGAACCTGTAAGATTCATCGGCTATCGACATAATTTTCCAGAGCTTCGGCCTGTCTACCCTATAGCCGTTAAATTTCATTGGAATTTCATAGTTTATTTCTTTCATGTCACCTAGAAATCCAATGCAGTGCTCCGTTTAATATCGCGCATCGGCAATCTTTACTGAAATTAAATCAATAATTGTTTCCCTGTTTCTGCCGTGCTCTAACTCTGGGAGTTTTATTGGACTGATTCCATTTTCAGCGATTAAGATATGGCCGTCTGAAGCTACTCGCCATTTATCAACCGCGAACGGTTTTGTTAAAAAACCATAACTACCGCAAAACTTTTCCAGTTGCTCTAGTGTCACATTCCCCTCGCATTTCTTCTTGCCTCTAATCTCGCATCATCGGCCTTCCTGCGCCTTGCAATTTCATCCGCATCCGGTAAGTGGTCTAACAGGTGTCCGGTCGCTCCTGAGCCATTTGTACGCGATTGCTGGCCATTGTGGAAACCGTTGCCGTTGCCATTTGGCTTACCGTTTGTTGCCGCGTACAGGCCGGGATATCCGGCGATTGTAGATTTATTCAGGATAGCCGCGTAATCGCTTCCCTCTCTTACAAGCCTATCCATTTCAGCGATTGCCATATGTATAGCTCTCGGAGTAGGACAATTGTTTTTTTCTATTCGCATTTCAATCCATGCGTCCCATGGCCCTCTTGGGATTCTTTCAGGCGGATTGAAAGCCAGTGCAAATTCCTGAATCTCTTTTTTTGATAGTTTCTTTTTATGATCTAAGGGTTCTTCTGCTATTAAAGAAAACCCGTCTTTGGATGGTTGGGTTATTAACGTATGCTCTTTCTGACGTATAACTAACGTATTGGGTGCAACCGAGCGTAAATTTTCTGCGCTATTTTGCACCCCCCCTGTTTCATTTTGCACCCCTTCGTCAGGTACGGGTGCAATCTTTGCACCCCCCTCTAACTTGGATAGGTTAATGATGTACTGGCTAGAGGTTTCCTTTCTCTTGAGCACCGTCAAGTATCCATCTTGTTCTAGCTCCCTGATACAGTACTGAGTGTTGCGTTCGCTCTGCCTTGTCTTTGTTGCTAACTTAGACACGCTAGGCCAAGATTTTCCGTAATCATCCGACCAATCTGCGAGAGCTAAAAACACGATCAATGTGCTTCCTTTGTGTGGTGAAAATTTCCATACTAACGCCTGAACTTCGGTGCTCATAAAGCACCACCATTGGAGACTTCTGTCATAGCAGTTCCTTGTCCTTATCTTGAAAACAAAAAAGTTAAAGTCTTACAGCACGTACAGTAGGTTTGGGAAATTTACAGGGGAGGGCCAAGCTGGATTCTTTCAACAATGGAACGTGCGTCGGATTGTGATTCCATTTAAGTTCCCTTCGGTCAAAGGGGGTTGAGCCGGAGTGACCGCTCCGGCCCGTAGAAACCCTGCTAGGCTTGTGGTGGCCTGAAAAGATTCTAGCAAAACCTTGGCTACTGTCAATAGTTACAGGGGTTATTTTGGCGAAAATTTTTAACAGCTTAGGCCATTGTCAATAGTCTTACTGTGAGACTATTTAATAACTGATTTTCACAAGATGCTGAATAAACTCTCGCATAAATCTTTCTTCCATAGCTTCCACTTCGCGCCCGTAAACCGTTTTCCAGTGCATGAAATCAATCAAAGGGTGCAGCATTCGGCTGAATGAATATGCTCGGTAAGTATCTTCGTCAATGTAAGGGATGTACTCGCCCATTTTGTCTCACCGTAAGACTTTTTATTTACCCATGACCGCAAGTAATGCAGCAGTCACAGCGCACCAGTGATCTCGTACCATGGGATTAACTTCATCCCAATCGTGTTCCGGCATGTAATTCTTGTACGCTTTGCAAGCTAGAGCACGAATGGATACAGCGTTTTCGGAATTGTCCGTAAGGCGTGGATACTTGGCGATGATGTCTTTAGGCCATGGCATTAGGCAAAATGATCCTTTCTTGTGCTGGATAACTTACCGAGAAATTTCACTTCCCCGCCATAGAGTTCCCTGTAATCGTTCGCCACAGAAAGACAACAGCATGACCTCTGTTTTCCGTCTGGATAAACTACAGTCCAGAGACGGCGGTAACGAAAGAACAATCGCGCTATCAATTCTTTTATTTTGAACATCACTTCGCTCCGCGTACTACTGTATTTGGTATCTTCCGCGTGATCTTGATTGAACCCTTGCCGATTAACTGCTCGGCTCCCATTCCCAAACGCTTAACCATTTCCGCAATTTTTTCTTCGTTCGGAACTTTATGTAAGTAGGATTCGTTTACCTTGGCAGGATCAATGATTTCATATTCCCATGTCGGCTTTTTTGTGTACATCCCGGCAGATTTAGGAACAGAGCTTGGCACTGTGATTACAGCAGTCGTTACCTTCGCCTCTGCCAATACCTCACGCGCTCCCGCCTTGTCACCTTGCGCCTTTAAATCTTCCGCAAGCTGTTTTGCTTCATCCTGAATACGTTTGTTTTCGACTGCTTCAAGCCGCAACTCTTCAGCCCTGCGAATACGTTCTTGATCTTCCTCGTAATCAAACTTCAGGCGATTGGCCATTGTCTGAGCTTGTGCAATCGTATCGAGCACATCTTTCTTTTCTTGACACAGGTTGTCCCATGGCACTCGCGCATCAGCAATCTTGGGATCGTAATGCTCTTTCACTCGTTTGATGGATGAAGCCATGCTTTTAATTGCAGAGCATATTTCCTGATACGCTTCAACATTCGTAAGCTTCGATCCGTAAGCCGAAACGCTCAGCTTAATTTTTTCCGCTGACATCTTGAAGATGCTGGGGGAATTGGGAGTGGTTAGATTGCTAGACATTGCAATTCTCACAAGGTTTGCGCTCTGGCGGGTTAACCGTAAAATCGGTATAGAAACCGCTGTCTTTACAGACAGTACAAATTGGGTGAGTAATACTCATTTGATAAGCAATTTCGTCATCTTCTTTAGTCCAAGCCATTGTTTCTCCCTCTGCCGATTGATTATCGGCTCTTGAAATTAAACAGCAAAATAGCACTCGCCAGATTTTCTTAGTTTTCCAGCGCGTACCAATCCTGACATTATTTGTTCGTACTGATGTAACGTGCATCCTTGCGCCATCAAAGCAGCGTAAATATGCCCCCCTGGTGCTCCCATTGGCCCTGCACCTTGTACGGTTTCAATGATTGCATCCGCTACTGCCTTGAGTGCTTTAATCTGTTCGATTGTCATATTTAATCTCCCCTTACGGCTGATTACCGTACACTCAATATAATTATTATGATAACCTTTGTCAAGATAAATCGTCTCCCCTTATAAACCATCGGAATCTTGGGGTACAGGATGGCTCAAGATATGCCCTATAGGACGCTGTACGGTCAATTACGGCCCAATGGCGATAGGTTTAAATGGTGGCCGAATGCGGGGGAAAGTCTTACGGTGAGACTATTTTCCACCACCATTCCACAAGTCATGTGTTATCGCCAGAGCTGCACTGAAAATCTGCTCATCCTTCATTCGCGTAAACGGTACAGGGATAACTTTTCCATCTTTAAAATGCGCTGCATATCGCAATGGTCTTTTACCCTTAACGTGCAATTCAGGATTGGCCGCGTAAGCCGCAAGCTGGTACTTTACTGATCGTTCAATCTTGGAAGTAAATTTCAGATCAATTACCATTGGGCCTAATCGTGATGGCCCGAACCTGTCCAATGTTCCACAAATCGTCATGCCGTTTATTTTCCAGACCATCGCCTTTTCAATTATCGTTGGACGGAAATCGAAATCAATCCTGAAACCAACCCAAGCTCTGAGTTGAATACGCGACCACGGATGCAACGGCTCTTCAAGAAAATTACCTTCAAATCTATCGGTGTAATACTCCGCATCGCCTTCGTGTAATTCTGCGTAAAACGCCTCATCGAACCAGCGCGTTACTTCATGCCCAATATTCCCACGCGCTCTTGCCGCTTCCATGAAATCTTCTGGACACGACGCATAATCACAGAATCCACGATCATTTAAAACTCCTGTTACATACGGAGTCCTTAGTCCATTGACTTCGTACTCATGTACTGGCTTACCGTTGACATCGGTATCGCGGAATTGGATGGAGTGAGTCACTTACTTACTATCCTTCCTTTTGGGATTACTGGATTAAAAATCTCTACTTCGCCAAGTCCATTACATGTATAACAAAAATGGTATACAGTTTTTGGCTTATCAAGTTTTTTCTGGCCAAGACCTCTGCATTCTTGGCAAAGTTCTATTCTCCGTGTCGGGAACGAACCCTTACCGTGACAACTTCTACATTCGACTGTACGGCGAGAAGTAGGGGTTACGATGTCATAATTCCCCTTGCTTTTACAATTCCTGCAAGGCTGAGAATATGAATACCCTGATCCATGACAATTAACGCAGCGCGTCCATCCAAATTCTTGTTCTTCGGTAAAACCTTTCTTTCCGCACTGGCCGCAATCCTTTCCATTTTTCAATGGCCCGATGCCCAACCCTAAATCAGATAGCAATTCGCCAGAGGTTGTCCGCAGTTCTATCGAAGTAACGCCATCTGTGAATGCCCAAGATGGGGAGGATTTTGTAATATCCTCATAGAGTTTACGGATAGTAATAAATTCCTCATCATTTGCTTTGTTGTTTGCCAAATCAGGACGCAAACGGCGTACCGCCTCACGGAAGCAAGATTTAAATTCTGCCCGTGTCATCGGAAACTTATTTCCGAAATAATATTCAGCGGTCTCTCTCACAGGTAATCCTCGTCTCTCACTTCTTCTTCCGATTCCACTTCTTCGCTGTCTGGATACAGGCATTCGCATTGATCTATCGGATACCCGCAGTCGTTACAGAACTTTTCTGGCCTGATGTAGAACGCCATGGGCTACCTCGCCAATTGCTTATTGGTAATACTTTCGTACATCCTGAGACGATCTTCAGCCTCTCCCATTGTTATCTTTAAGCGATTGACCAATAGAATTTTTGCACCGAAGAAACTTATATCGTTTGCGATAAACGAAGCCATCGCCTTGTGAATACTTTCTAGCTCATTCTGTAACTGCTCGGCTGTCATTGTCATAGATTTAACCTACTAACGCAGCAATGATTCTTTCCAGCAGTTGCCTATTGGGTGAGTAAATTATTGTTCCACGCGGAGAGATAGCGTGATAGAAAACATTTTCCATGACTGCAATTTTCCTCATACCTTCAATTAGTCTTACCGCGAGACTTTTCCAATCCATTTTTCGTCCACCAAATTGCACTATCGACATCACGCTTCCCTACTGCTACAGGTTCTCCCTCTTCTGTAATTCTCCCTGCCGCTATTTCACGATCTAAAATTCCATCGGCAATCGCTACCTGTTGATCTATCAAATTGGTTAACTGCTGCTCGTTTAATCCATGCCAACTACCGCGAGTGTTGTTTGCAATGTTGTGCCATCGAAACCGAATGACGTATAGATCGAAAACGCATTCCAAACGAAATTGATAGGACGTAAGGCGCTCTACCTTATACCCCTTGCGCTCAAGTGCTTTCATGATTTGCTCTGGATTGCGCATTACCCGCTAGCTCCCGGCTCCTCTTGCCTGTAATCCGATTCGGTTACGTTTGGCAATGACGAAATAAATTTGATGTAGTCTGTTTTGAGCATATCCAGTGCGCTAGTTACTGGCTTCCCGTTTTTCCCTTTCAATTCGGCCAATCTCTCGCGTACCTCTTGCTCTGAAAGTTTCCCCTTGCCTCTCGCTAATCGCCACATCTCGCTAGCTTGAGCAGAGGTAATACAGTCAGGGTCATGGGGCTTTTCAGGCTGCGATTCATCGGGGTTATTTTTGCGCTTGGCGCGTGTAGGATGATTGGACTCTCTTTCGTTCTCATGCGCAAACTCGCTGCCATCGTTTGGTATTTCTTCCGCTGGAGTCGGCTTGAATCCGGCGAGTACAGGAACAAATTTCAGAACCATGCTCAATACTTTTGAACTGGCGCGAGTCTGGGCCATGCTCATCAACTGAAACAATGGCACCTTGACCACTCCCACTTGTACCTTTTCAGACTTAGGAAGTTTTTTCATCTTGCCCTTGATTAACTTTTCTTCCCAAATCTTCTTTCCTTCCGCGTCCAGTACATCGCGCCATTCGTACTTTGGACGGTCACCCCAATTCTCTTCGTCATTCAAACACATAGCATAGGCGCGTCCTACTACTTGATCCGTAGCCACAAGCACAGCCTCACACACTGCCTTGAATCCCTTGACTTCACCAAACTCCACATACTCCGGCTCACCCACAATGCGGGGAACAATCCCATACATTTTTGCTACGAGTACCCAATCGTCATTCTCGAAGTATTTTTCGCCATTGAAAACAATCTGTTTTTTCTTGGCATTGATTACCGACATGATGGTATTGGCCGCTAGCTTGGCTTGATCTAAAACGGTTGAAGGTTTATCGGCCAAACTCAGCAGCGATACATCTTCGTCTGCTACGTGAACTAAATCTGTGGGCATCGTGGTTTCCTTTTTGTATGACGGTAAGACTTTTTCAGGCAATCATTGGTACTGCTGTTTCGTTTTCGATAGCAAAGAAAACGACCATCGCTGGAATGCCATCTCCATCCCATTGAAAATCTTTCTCCAGTGCGAGAGATATAGGCCCGATTGCTTGCTCTTTCAATGCGCTGGATAATTCCTTTGCCGCAATCAAGGCAGATTCCCGCGTATCAAATCCTTGCGTGTGATGGCCCTTGCTTTTATGGCGCACTGGCTTATCTTCAGAATATGACCCCGGCAATGGTGATTCCTCAAACCAAATCGGATGCCACTTGTTTAACTTCTCATTGTGAAGCATTGCTACAACTGGATTAAACATTTTTTCTCACCTGATTTAAATTTGTGGCCAGCTTGCGTACTGGCCCGGAAGGTTATCAGCCTCCACGCTTTCAGAGTGCGGGAGATAGCGGGGGTGCGGTTTCCCGCTGGCTTTACACTCGGATGAAAGATCAATCACGCTTACTTAAGTTCTGAAAATAATTCTTTCAATTTGGGAATGATCCAACTGTTAGCCCATAGACGATAATCCTTTTCGGCCAACTTTAGATATTTATCCCTCTCGGTACTCTGGTGCAGAAAACCGAGAGAGAAACTAGGCCCATTAGTAACCATACGCAGTAATTCGTTGGCTTTCTGTTTTCTCGTTCCATGAACCTTTGGCATTTACTTTTTCTCCCTTCCATCCGCCGTGACTCCCACAAGGCCGGCAAGTTTTACCATCGTCAACCTGTCCACTTCCACAAACTTGAACTCATCATTAAAGATGTCATCCTGTACGCTTCCTACTAGCTTCGCCACAAGGCCCAACATCTGTTTGGGATTCGGTATCCGGTTAGGCTGTTCGCGCTTGGCTGTCTTGTCGCCTTTCTTCTGCGCAGCTTCGGCCTTCGCCTTCAACTTTTCAACCGCTCCCGCTCCATTCTTTCTGACTTCGCTTAATGCCAGAGCAGGAGTCACGGTTTTCTCGCTCATCATTTTCTTGACTTCATCCGGTGCATCCGAAAGCTCGATTGCTTCCGTCACAAACCGCAGAGAATTTCCTGTACGCTTGGCGATGGAAATATCATCCCAGCCGAACCGACGCAGCCGAACGAATGCAGTCCCCGATTCCCACTTACTGAGAGGCTTGCCGGTATTGCAAACGATGGCCGTCAAAAGTCTTTCTGCCGGATTGCTGCCGTCTGATTGGATTGCCGGAATGCCTACGATCTCGACCCCTTCGGCAATCAGTTCCAATGTGGCCCTGAGACGGCATTCTCCGTCAACTAAAACGGCTCTCTTTGTGGCAGGTTCGTACCGGACAAGTATCGGTACTCGCACTCCGTTTTCACGGATGCTGGCTTTCAAATCATTCAAATGCTGCTGGTTTTCCGCAAGGTTATACGATCTTGGGTTGTGACCATCTTCGATTGAAATTGTTTTGGGATCAAGAATGAATTGATCTCTTGCGCTGAGTCTCAAATCACGTAGGCGAGTAACTTCTTTTGTCGATTCCATTTTGTTTATCTCCTCTATCGCTTGATTGGCGATATGTGTAGCTTAATTGTTTTGATAACCTTTGTCAACAGTTATTTTGAATTGTTTTCCCCTCTATGCGTCCCCCTGAGATGGAACCCATCACGCGCCACGGAACATTCTGAAAAGCGATGCAGGTGTCGCACACTTCACAGTAAATGTCGCTTAGAAGATAAAACCCACGCTTCGGCTTGCCGCAATACCAGCAGTCATTCTTGGACATTATTTCGGGCATGGTTTCACGACTCCATTTTTGCGCTTCATGTACTTGTCGCACTTTATGCAGCGATACTTGAAACCATCTTCCTTCTTCGGATCGAGCTGCTCCAAAACGTGCAAGCAACGATCCTGCCTGTATTCGCCTTCGGATTTCACGCCTACGCCCATTTTGTTCTTTTCTCTTATCTGGGGGACGCCCTTTTAAAACTCAGCCGCGTAAGACCGTGCTAGCCGTTCAGTAAAATGACAATCGCAATTATTGGGACAATGCGATTTTTCAGTTTCAGCGATTGCGGCATCGATGCACTTGTTGCACCTGTCGCCCTTCTTCTCGTTTCCGATGAGTTTCGCCTTACAAACCCTGCATTTCATAAAATCTCCTCTTATCTGGGGGACGAGCCCCCGGTCACGCGCTGTCTTACAGTAAGACTTTTTCAGTCCATCTGGTAATACATGCCGACATTAAACTACCAATTCTTGATGATCTTGGCTTTTACTTTTCTCCCATGCATGAGCATTTCTAGAGCGAGAGATTTTAACGCTACATAGGCCGTCGCATCTTCACATTCGACTACTGAACCATTCTTGAGCAACTTCTTGGCTTTCTCGAATTCCTTGCTATCCCAGCAAGCACAAGTGTCAGCCGTAACGTTATCCAGCATCGCATTGGAGCTAGCGGTGTTTCCGTCGATTGTAATTTTTGGAACCTGATTTTTATTTTCCATTTTGATCTCCTCTTTTGCAGTTGATTGCTGCAATGTCTGTATCCTAAGTTATTTTGATAACCTTGTCAAGATTTATTTTTACTTAATTTAAGCTCTTGGATTTACAGGGGTAGGCTAGGGGTAGGGATGTCCGAATGAGGGGCAGGAAAGGGCTTTTTTGGAGCAATACAGGGGTGTTTGTGGACTATTGCCACTGTCCAGTTTCAAGCTGTAGAGCCAATCTGTGAGCGCGTGGCCCGACTTGCGCCGCATACTTACTGTCCAAGAGATGCCTTGATGCTCCAGCGTTGTCCCCGCTCTGTAAACAGGCCAGCATGTTCTTGAACGAAAGCAGTCCGTAAATCCCCATGTTGTACGCAAGATTTTCAATCGCACCCAAACGTGCATCGTCTAACCCATGCGTCCATGGCAACTGTTGAGCAACTGGCATCTTGGCTCTGACCTCATACCGATGTCTCAGCAACCATTCGCATTCCTCTTGGTCGAGTCCATCTTCAATCAGCGTTCCGTAACCGATAGTCAATTTGCCAAGCGAATCTTTGTATGGTTTCGGATTGTAGCCTTCATCTCTTTTCAGTTGCGCAATGATATCCATGTTGTCCTTAAAAAACAAGGGCGAGACCTTAATCTCGCCCTCATCTCAAAATGTCTTACCGTAAGACTTTATGGCTTGGGTGGATTGGGCACTGGCGATTCATGCGTAACGCCTTCGTCGTGCGCTGGCTTGCTTGGCGGTTTAGGTGGATTGGGATTCGGGTTAGGATCACCCGGCTTCCATCCGGAAGGCGGTACAGGCGGAATTGGATCATCTGGCATAGGCTATTTCCTCAGGTATTGGGAATGTGATTCTCGTGCCATCCTTGTGAGTGTAAACGGAGTATCCCAGATACATCCCACGGATTCTTTTACAGCCATTTTCTTGGCGATAGTAAACCTTGTGCAATTTGTTTCCGGGTGCAAGATCATCCGGCCCACTGCACCATTTGACATCAAATTTTCTTTTGTATTTATCCAGAACTACATAACTGCCATCGGCATGAACTGAGGTAATTAAAACTTCTTCAAGAGTGGAAGGAAAATACTTGTCAATCGTTCTGCTTCCCACGTGTCCTAGAATGATGCCTAGAATAAGCGTCAGAGTGGCTATCCATTCCGTTCTCCTGTCCTGTCTGCGCTCCGCTATCATCCCCTTGCGGCGTTCTTCTTTTCTCGGACTCCATCCAATCCCTAAACTGACGAATCTGCTCTTCGTGGGCTGATTGCTTACTGGCAAGCTCTTCTGCTTCAGCTTTGCGCCGAAGTACATGATTCCGATAGTGAACCCCAAGCACAAGAAGAAACGTATCCCTAAGTAGACCCAGAGCATTGTCGAATATCTTATCAGCGTTAGACCTGATAGCATCCCAAACCTCATGCCACATTGCCCTGCCTTTCAGTTGCTTGGGTATTACCGTCTCCCTACTACTACGGCCAGTTATTACATTGGGATTAGATTACTTGACGGATAGCGCAATCAGCAACTTAAATTTTTAAGGCTCTCTCTGAAGTATGGTTATCATACCATTTTCAATCAAAGAGAGCCATATAGTTATTGTATGCGCTTTAGAACAATCGGGACAGGCAATAGACCTGACCCTGTGTTGTACACGGTCACTTGAACCATCCCCGTTCCATTTGCAGCAAAGAACCATGCTTCATCGGCACAGCTTGGATTGCAGTCGCCCTCTATCTGATGCGACTCCATTGACCATCCGGTATAAACCGAAGTGCTTATAGATGCGGTAAGGGAATCTGTTTCCCAAGGCGTATTTGGCCCTTGCGTATCGGCAAAAGTAGTTTTCATCACAATGACACTAGAGCCTGACTGAGCCGGAATAATCAGGTACGGTCGTGGCCTTGTCGGATCAATCGCAAGCGTGTACGTGAAGTCTTGAGGCGTATGGGTTGAATCCCACGGATACCCGTATGGCGCAATGATATGCCCACCTGTCGAATACCATGCTCCCGTAGAATCTTGCTCAAGATAAAAGTACAACTCTGCCGATATTCCATCCGGCATCCAGTACGCGCACGGCTGATCTTTCGTGTAATGCCAAGTTGTATGAGTCGAATCAACTGGCATCACTTCAACATACGTATGCGCTGTAACCACAGGGCCGCGAGTGCCGTCAGAATTTAGGTTCTGACATTGGCTAGTGAATACCCATGTTTGCGATACGTTTGTAAATACCTGATTGGCCGTCAGCGTTGGAGCTGGCGTAGGGGTTGGTGAAGGGCTTGCGGTTGGGGTGCCGCCATCTTGCGGTAGACGCGGGAGTGAGCTTCCGCCACACGCAATTGCAGCAATGCAAATAAGTACCACGGACAGTACTTTAAACATGTTTTTGGTTGTCCTGTTTGTGAGGAATTTTACGACAGGATTAATCATAACTTTTTCTCCCTGATATTTATGCCCGATAGGTGACATAAATAAGAATTTTCTTATTACTTTCTTGATTCCTCAATACTGTATTTATTTTGATAACTTCTGTCAAGTGTTATTTACAGTAAAAATCCCTACGTTTTTGGCGTAGGGATTCAGGGAGAACGAGATGGATATTTAATCGTGTACGCCAATACAGTCCAGCGTTACAGAAGTAGCCACAGTTGACGGTGGGGCGTTTTGTATATTGACATTAAAGTTTGTAGCAGTATGTGAGCCTACTCCAGCAACAAAAGCAGCAGAATTTTCGCTCACGCAAACAACTGTATAGTTGGCATCTGGAAATGCTGGTGTTTGCCAAGTTACTGTTGTAGAGCACACATTATTGAGAGATGCCGCCGTAGTGCATGATGTAGTCCTTATATGTTTAAATGCCGTCCCCGATGCCAAGACGCTTCCATTCATCTGTGTACTTGTATTGGCCGCAACGGTTGTAAAAATGGCAGTGCTTGGAGTCGTTCCCCCAATGGCTGTGCTATTGATTGTCGAATTGACGATGTTCGCACCTGTAAACTTGGCGAATCCATACATCGCCATTACAGTAACGAAAAGAAAAAATAATACCTTGAATGCCGTTTTCATTTTTATCCTTATGCCGGATTGCTCATCATCGGGCTTGAGTACCTGATTACACTTGTCGAACTAACTTCAAATGTCTGGACACTGGCAGAGTTCGCCGTTGGATCAATCGTATCCAGCGGGACTCCGGCAGGTGGTGAAAACGTCCTGCTGCCAGTTCCATCCTGCTTAATCGTGAATACCAGACTCATTCCCGGCAATACGTTTGTAATCGTGGAACTGGTTACGTTTCCGGTAAGAGTAATTTCAAACTTTTGCCCCTTGGAACAATCGAATACCGGAGTCGCGGAGAATGCTACTACCTGCGACAACTGTCCAGATACAGCCTTGATTGCTGAAATCAGATTGGCCAGAAGCGTTGCCGCATTGCCATTGTCCAGCCAATCGAATCCATATTGATTGGCTAGGTCACCTAGAACCTTCGATGCTGCCGTACCCTGTCGCCAGACTTTGTTCAACTGATTGGCAAATGCCGTTCCTGTGTTGAAGCCTACCGATGGATAACCTAGCGCGGCTAGGGCAGCAGCGTAAACTGCTTGTGTATCTACGTTTGCCCCTGATCCCGTACCGAACCAAATAAAATCATTCGTATTAGCCATTACTGGTTATCTCCAAATAGTCTTACCGTGAGACTATCCAATCTTTTTAACCCATGCACCATCATTAAACCCTGCTAGTGTAGCACTCTCAGGGCCGAATCCGAATACAGGAAAATTGGGCACCGTGTTTTGATAGTATCCGGTAATCAAAACTCCCGCTGGTCGTAACGTAATGTAGCCATTGATTATCAGGGACAAAGTTACCGCCGTATTGATTGTGCCTACAACGATAATCGCCATGGTCATATCCTGCCCATCCTGAATCATCAGAGTGAAGGGTTGATTAGCGAATACTATCCCCCAAATCTTGTAGGCTCCCGGTATGGTTCCGTCCCAATGGTTAGCGGCGATTTTGGCCTTGAGCAGCAGTAAATAATCTAAGTCGCCAAGTACCGTCAATCCCGATGTTGCATTGCCTATCCCTAGCCATGCTCCCTGATTAAACCCTACCAGTGCTGTATTGAATGCGAAGTAAACGCCCGTTAGCGGTACAGCAATATTCCGGCTGATTCCTACCCAGACGCCAATCATGTCTAGCTGCTGTCCTACAGCTTGATCTATGTCGAACAAGTTGCTGAAGTTTCTTAGCAGGTTGATATTATCGACATACGCCTGTACGTCTTGTTGAATCATGGCCATGAAGTTTGGCCGCTTGTTGTGCTCACTGGTTACTAAACTTGTGTAGTCATCCGTGCTTGCAGATGGTCTGCCGCCTACCGTGGCATTAATAAATACATACGCCTGTGAACTAAACGCTATTCCTCTTGAAGCTGAATTTATTCCGGTATCTGCCATTCCAGCAGTAGAACTAAGCGGCAATCGGGCAGACATGACGTTAGCTGCCGTCAATGTCATTCCCGCAGTGGCTGGAAATCCCAGAGTAGGAGCAATGGGAATATTTATTCCTATATCCGACATCCCCGTAGTGTTTGAGAATGACATCGTGGAATTAACTAATAAGGTGGCTAATTCAGATAGTCCGGTAGTAGCAGAGAATGCGGTAGTCGCATTCATTTTGTTGGACGGAGTTTCGCTTACCGAAGCTGTAGCAACAAATCCAATGGTGTTATTGAATACGTTGTGATAGAAAACTGTTACCCTGAAGAAATCAACTTCAATTGTTCCCGGCCCACCGCCTGTACTTTGAAATGAGACATTGGCCACAAATCCACCTGAGTTAATCTGCGCTGGCGTCCAAGTGGTTCCCCATTTGTCAGATGATCCACCAAAGCTAAATGTAGTAGCAGAAGGAGTTAACGTAGCACCCGACGCACGATTGGCCGATGCTCCCCCTCCACCTTCCAAGGCTACAAAGCTAAATCCTTCAACATTTGTAGTGGCAGGAGTAAGAGCATTTACTTCCAGAAGTATTCCATCAATTATCGCTGTGGCGGGAATTGAAAATCCGAATGATCCTCCGCGCAAGTCCTGAGTGACCGCAGTACCCGGAAGTACAGTAGTGTAGTTTCCATCATTCGCAAATATATTATTTGGATTAGACCATGCAGCAGAAGTACCACCGCCTATGGTATTGGTACTCCCGGTAGCAGCAGAAGGGAATAATGGGCCTGACGATGACAAATAGTTATCTCCCTTTCAAGCCCTTTAGGTTTTTATACCAAGGATAGCGATGCGGTTACCTGTAGAGTATCTCCACTCACTACGGAACGGGCAGCAGAGAAATCAACTGCTCCATATAGCTTTCCAGTAGTTCCATTTTTAGTGCTGCTGGTGGCTAAGAATCCACCTCTAACGGTTAGGGTCAAATTTATATTAAACACCGCTACTGAGCCACTATTATCAATCGTTCCACCTGATGCCGTGCCACCAACCCAAGCTACGCGAGTAGAGTTGGAATATGGAGTGGCTTCGGCCCATCCATTCGTGCCGCCTATTTGTGCTGCCGTGTCACCCGCTGAATAAGTTGTAAATCCGGCATTGTTTACCAAGCCAATAAAGAACGACGCCGTATAAGCAGAGCCTTTGAAGTATTGCGTAAGATGATCGTTCTTTCCTTCGGTCGTAACTATGTTGTGGACTTCTTCAACCCATGCCGCATAGGATTTCTCGCACCTTGTCAATGCGGAATACGCCACTTCTGAAATTGAGTCCGGATCGACATGGCTATAGTTCTGGCATCCAATACAAGAGCATCCCTCTGGCCGTCTCAGACATTCAAAGCGATAAATGTTATTGAACGACGAATTGAGTTTTAGTCCCGCATTCGCGGTTAGAGATGCGGCCATGTTTGATTCTGGATTCAATCCGTAGTTCATTTTTATTTTCCTCTTTTTGTCTTACGGTGAGACTTTTCTAGGTTACAGTAAGCAATATGTTTCCTGCTACACAAATCGCTTCTTGATTGAATGGAATAATTAAATCTGTCGTACCAGTTGGCAAAGCTGAAAATCCCTGAGTCAGGGCAATTACTTCAAATGTCTCACCTAATGCCGGATTGCTAATCATCTGGGCTGCTGCATTGACCCAATTTATTCTTACCGCTTGCCCGATGCTCAGTGAGTTTATGAAGTTTACTATCGCATTCTGAATTGCTGTAGCAGTAGAACTAACATAACCAGTCAGTGTTTTGATAGTAAGCGATACAAAAATTGGAGCCTGTACCAGAACGTAATAGTTAATCGTTATCGGCAAGCCTACAGGATCAATCACTATTACGCTTGTACTGCCAAATGTCCCTGTACCTAAAGACTTTGTTTTTTCAATCACGGCAGCAATATCGGTTGCCGCTCCTCCTGCTACTACGGCAGAAATTGAATGAGGCGGTAATCCATTGGTGTCAACTCCATTTGTGGGATTTTCGTAAACAATCGACTCCGTGACCCCTGCCACCTGTGCAATGGCCGCTGAGATGCTCTGCAATGGCGTTAGGGCTGGCAATGAGACGCTGATAGTCTGCCTCTGACGTAAAGCTGCATCCGTCTCAACTGGTGCGCCCTGAACGGCTCCTAGCGCGTTGTTTACCGATTGCCAGCCTAGTTGCGGATTGAAAATTTGATTTATTGTATTGGCCGATGCCCCGATTGCCCCAAACGTTTGACAAGATGCAGTTACATTTATGCTTCCACTTAACGGGATGATTACAAGAACGGGCAGGTTCCATAGGTTTCCATTAATATCCTGCGCCACTCCATTTATTATCTGCGTTCCTACTACACCTGCTACGGTAAGCACTGCTGTACTTGGGCCAGATATCAACCGTTGTAAGCCATTGATTTTTACCAGCACACTCAAGCTCACGCCCTGCGCGAATGTCGGCATGAAACTGTTATAGGCTGCAATCGTGGCTTGGTTGGAATCGAAAATTGCCAAGGCTCTAATTGCTAAGTCTTGATAGTCCTGATCTCCCGGCTGCAATGAAATGTCAGAACCAAAGATTGACTGCTTTTGCGCAATCATGCTTTGCAGGATGTCGTTATAGGATGGCGAAGTTATTCCATTTGGATTGATAGTACAGGCGTAGGTAGCTAGAACTCCGCTCATTGAATGCTCGTAGTTGGCAAAAATACCTGTACTTGAGTAATTCCAAACTGCGTATCAATCGTAGCTGATACCGATAATGCCCTTGTAGCCCGATTCAGTGTGCTTGAGTAGTTTACAATTGCCGTCACACCTTGCACGTTTAATATTGCATCCTTGATTACCTGATCGTACAGCGTAATCGTATTTACTCCTGTAACTTTTGTTAGCCACGGAACGCCAGCAGTTGTATCCAGAAACCATTCGCCCTGAAACAGCAGCAGCGTGGTCATTACCTCTTGAGCTACAGCAGCACGTGAATCAACTAGGTAGTTTGCTGACCCTTGGCCATAGCTATAGTCGCCCGTTGCTGTTAACGCTCTCACTCGCATGGCGAGATTATAGCAAACAATGAAATGGACTCACGCTTTGTTTTGCTATGAGTCCATTACGGTTCCCTTGTTATCCGGATTGTAGATTTAATTGTACACCCTATCTCGGAACAAGATGAGCATATTTGTATTTTGCGTAAATAAACTTTCTACTAACGACTGGCTTTTCTTTGGCCCAAATTGCATGAGTGGCTTCCCAATTCCATTCATCAGTAGCCTTTCCATTGTGAGTATGTGGATTTGGTTTCCATGTGCAGCCACACGAAGGAAGGACTTCCACAGTTTTTAATGTTGGTTTCGAGTCTTGCGGTGAGACTTTTTTAGCCATCAATCGGCTCCCCCGTATTCCCGCCTCCCGGCTGGATACCCGGATGATGATGCGCTGAAACGTGAATACCGTTAAACTGTCCGTCGCCTGTTCCTGTAGTCGTACCGCTCACTACAAGGTTTCCTGTGATGTTTACGTTGGCCTTGATATTGCAATTTCCAGAGCCATCAATTTCCAGATACGTTGCACCATCTTTTGTACGTAGCTGAACTGTGTTTGTGCTGATGTTTGCCGGAACGTTTGGCTTACTGAAAGGCCCGATGAAAGCGAATCCGTCGCTTAGATCATGGAAGCGTAATTCTCCTACGCCTTGACTCGTTACTTGAGGTTGTATTCCCCCTGAGTTCCACCAATTATCTATGCATCTGTCCGAGAAAATTACCAGTGCTTCATCGCCATTCATTACAGGAAAAGACAGTATGAAAATTCCAGCGTTCGGGAAGCATACTGGAACATCCACAAGTAGAGGTATATTCACATATTGCTGCGTTCCGTCACTCTGCCTTACGAGAGCCTGAATTGCTGGTTGCGCGACACAAGTGCATTTAATGGGGTCAAACGACTGAATGATGGCTGGAAGTGCAACCCATGTGATTAGACTTTGGCCTTTAAGGGCCAATCTTAGAGATTCAGAGAAACTATTTACGCGCTCAGATTGAAGCATTTTGTATGACGGTAAGACTAATTATCTGCCCTGTAATCTCTTTCGGTAAACACCCAAATTACATTGGCCTTTATTTTCCATCCAATCATCTCAGGAACAAAACACGACAGTGGGGCATGACTGAATACATATATTGCCGCCTCGACTAGAGAATCTATTTCTTGTTGATTCAAAATTTCACCCATACGCTTTCACTGCATTTTTGGGGCTGGCCGATGGATCGAGGCTTAATGCTGTAATCTTTGTGTACCAGTCCTGCCCTCTTGTGTCTCCTGAATGCTCCGCTACCAGCACTCTGTAAAATCCTCTCTCCGTAGCGTCTGCAATAAATGGCGCGATTCCCGCGATTGCCTCAAATCCTACGCGCTCTCGAATGATCGTTTCCGTTATGTCGCCTTCGTTTATCTGAATCTGTCCACCAATTTTAATCAATGGATTGAGCAAGCATGTTACCTCAATTCCGTTGTCCGTGGTATTGGGATTTCCAACCATTCCAGTGAGACTGTTTATCTGTACCGCTTGCCCCGGCAAATATCCTGTTAGTGGAATGAAAGTTACTACACCATTTTGAATTGAAAATCTTGCGCTTGCAGTTGCCGCCAGATTACTTGCTGCTGCTCTTGCCAGTCCAAAACTTGTTTTTCCTCTAACCTGCGCGACATTCACTCCTCCGCTTCTGGCGATTACATCCTTCGCGTTATTATCCAATGGAAGATTAAACGCTTCGCTTACCTTATCGAGTAGTTGGGATGAATTCCACGGAGCATTCAGCGTTACTCCTGCTCCATTCCCAAACAATCCAAAGTTATATGCGGGGTCGCCATCCGCTGCCCTAATCTCTAAAAAGCTATCTACGTTCCTATCTTTACCTGCCACAAACTGCTTAATGGTTCCCCGAAATATTATTCCTATATTGCTTTGGTATCCGGCCTGAAGCGTTACCGTATCAAATTCATTGATGATTTCCTTGCGCGTGTTTTGGTTCAAGTTGTAAACGCGGATTACCGCCGTGTTCGGAGTCTCAAAATCTCCATTCTTGATTTCAAACGTAAAGCGTAATTGCGATAGGTCTACACCCTTGCCCGTTGGCTGCGTTACTACTCCGCTACCTTGATCGGTTATAGCTTGCTCATTGGACACGATTAGCTTGGCAGAGCGTCCAAATAATGCATTGCTATTAGTTCCCACAATGCCCTGCTTTGCGCTGGAATTGACCTAGGAAAGACCGATACGGAATAGATGGAGTATTCATTGCTTAAGGTTTTCCGAAAGCTTAAATCCAGACGCTTGTTACATTATCACAGTTATCAATAATATTTTGTATGACAGTAAGACTTTTTATGGGTGTGTACCTGTACAGAACACCGTTCCGGTAAGTGCTCCTGCTGTGGGATTATTTATGACAGCACCTACCTGAGTTGCCGATAATGTTTTGATGCGCTCAAATGTAAGTCCCTGCGTTCCTGCCGCTGTAGTTGAATCCTGTACGCTGCATTGCACTTTGTAATTCGAGTCTCCCATTGTGGCTCCCCAAGTCAACAACACTTCGGCTCTAGTTGTGGCAGATATTGAACCTGTACTAACGCTGGATTCTTGCACGATTGTTTTGCCTGTGCCGCCAATGCCTACAAACTGCTGGCCGAAGTTAGTTGTGCCATCGTTACTGTGCAAGGTATATGCTGAGAAAGGAGAAAATGCAACATTGGTATGTGCTGCCAGCGGAGTAGTAACATCACTCCCTAGTATCAGCACATTGCTTAAACTGATTGATGTCGCCCCACTGACCAGCGTCCCGCCTTGGAAAGTCTGACCTGTAGCAGTGTTAGTAAATGGTGGATGAGTAAGGTCGTCTGTGTTCCAGATAAATTTATCGCCAACAAAAGTAGTGCCATTGGTAGTTGCATTTACCATAGCAGTCTTAGGCCCACCCTCTACGTGGACGTAGAAATCACGGGGAGGGGCAGCGCCAGCAGCAAGATTAATAAAGTAACTTGGAGTGGCCGTACTTTCCTGCGCTCCGGTGATATTCCACATATTAAAAGCGCCAGTGCCTTTACCTAATACCGCTGCGCTACCGCCTATAAACTGGCCATTGATGATGTTGATATTCTGGGCATTGTCGGATTCTATGTTCGGGTAAGGACTTGTGAGGTTAGCGTCCGAAAGAAAATTAGTATTCAAAAACGTAAACTCGGTCATTGAGTTGGCGCATCCCACAGCAAGCGGGTAGTAGGTTCCTGTCGGCCCAATCACATCACTATCCGCCAAAACTACTTGAGTGCCGCCGTAGAATGTCACATTTTCCATTCCTGCATTTTCAGCCCCACCAGCATTGTAAAAATTGACATACCCGCGTGTACCATTGAGAGCGTTATTTGGGGTTCCAAGATTGGCGATAGCTACATCGTGCATTCTTACGCCAGTCTGAAAACAGAAGTTGTTACTTCCACCATGCCCTGCGCTAGTACTCCCGCCGAGACCGTTTAGTGAATCGTCTCGCCCCCATATCACGCCAATACCTGTAGGAGTAGTAATACACTTGCCGCCTATGCACCCATTTTGCAGCACGGTAATATGGTCGAATTCCGCATACTGAGAACCTTCCATCTCTACACATGCCGTTGTACTTCCGCGATTGCACATGAACACCGTACCCCATACAGGGTTATTTCCAGAATATGCAACTATGGAAGATTCTCCATGTACCCTGATACCGAAGGCGTTAGCTAGATTTAGATTTGCGCTGCTGATGTTATAGAAGCCGGAAGGAATGTATACCTCTTGCCCATTGATAAAGGCATTCAGGAAACAAAGATTTAGCGTAGCAGCAGCATCATTTGTATTCGTTGGATCAAGTGGGCCATCCTTGCGACAGTCTCGAAAGCGAGACGATACAGTTAAGTATCCTGTAAATGTTCCATTGTTCGCAGTGATGTTGGTCTGACCTATGGCAGCTAGGGAAGCAAGTAACAGCAGGGCGATAGCTAGTATTTTTTTCATTTAGTTATTCGTCATCATAGAAATTGGCCATGCGTTCGAGCCATCCCACACAAATTCCTGCACATCTCTTTCGTTGGGGGACGTTCCTACGGTCTGAGCATTCTGTACGTTTGATGGCCACGCAAATGTTCTGCTTCCTGCATCATCCTGAATGATAATAAACGTAACGTGCGCTCCAGCCGTCAATCCTGTAATTGTGGAAGATGTCACATTTCCTGTAAGCGTAATCTGGAAAACCATGTCCGTATTAGGCAAACCCGCAAATACAGGTGTGGCCGAAAATGGAATAGTGCTAAATGGAAGGCCAGAAGATGATGGCGAAGTAGACCCTTGGCTTACCTGCGGAAATCCACTACTTGACACTATTGGTATTCCGGCTGAAGCAAAATATAGATGCCCTGTGCTTCCCAAATTTTCAAATGTTGGCACATCGGTAGTATAGAAATCCGTCTGTACTAACATCTGCCCACCTATCCCTAAATATTCCAGTTGCTCAAGTAAATCATTGGACGTAACCAGCGGCAATCCCATGGCTATTGCATTATTGTTTGCATCCATGATGTCCATTACCCATGATTGGTTTTGATCGTTCCAGACTACGCGCAATTTGTAGTCTATGGAATTTAGAGTAACACCTAGAAGCTGCGGAGTAGGTTGAAGCGGAATCTCTATGACTGCGGGTATGCTAATTTGGGGTTGTATATTGCTTTCTACCAGAGAAACCGTTAGCAACGGGGATGCTGCACCAACAATCCCATCCATGCCGACATCCGCACTAAGAATAAAACTTATATCAGGAGGAGATGGTAATGCTACAAAGTACGTGAAGGTCTGCGGTGCCATGTGGTTTTGTAGCATTGGCATCGACTGAACTTCGATGTAAAACGTATATGAAACCCCTAGGTCTAGACCTAATGAGGCAAGATCAAATTGCTTTGTAGCTCCGGGAAATACGCTGGCATATAAACCTACATCCACTCCATTGACTGTACCCCATAGGTTGTACTTGCGAACTGTATTCTCGTTCCCGGTTATGCTGAAACTTATAAGATTTCCTACCGCAGAGGCAGTACATGTAACGTCTGTTCGGATTCCGCATTGTAATGCAGTGCCCTCTTGGTAATCATCAAGAGTCAATCCAGCCAGTATGTCAAGTCTGTGAGTGAGCGACCATGCGGCGTTAACCGCTATCCAGTCTAAGAACGTCTGTCCTTGCCTTTGGGCTAGGTATTTTCCCAAAGACCAGCTTGTACTTTTAGTGTCTGTTCCGTTGAAGCCCTTAATGAAGGAGCTAATATTTATCTTCGTGGGATTGGCAGCAGCAGCAGGCAAGAATGAATTCGTGAGATAGTTTGTGCCTGATGGTACTAAAGTAGTATCCGCGTTAGTATCGACCCACGCTAAGGCTCCATCGCTCCCCGCAACCGAAAAACCGCTTGCCTGATATTGAATCACCAGTGGATTGCCATGAGATGCAATGGAAGATTTTACAGTAGACCAATTTACATTGCTTCCCGCTACACTTGCGACATCCCAAAGAGCAATTATAGGTCTGGAAACGCCATTGTATACATAGTGCTCATACCTAGGATGACTTGCATAGTTATCTAGCAAGTGATTTATAGCACTTATAATGTCAGCTTGCTCAGTAGCAGGTGTACTGCCTTGCTTACCAAAAAATTGCTCGTCAATCATAATTGCAAAATTCAACCCTGTAGCAAGACACGCTGACGCTAGGATGTTTAGGCTTGCATCGTTTAATACTGTCGTTATTGTGTAGTGATACCAGTCTGCAATTAAAAAATCAAAACCACGCGCTACTAAGTCAGCGCATATCCCGGTCATGGTTGGCAGGTCTCTCATATTCATCCCGATATTGGGATGACTCGTTAATCCCCACCATAACTGTGCATGAATTGCCATTCTTCCCGCCCAGCCTACGGGCATCAGTGTCCTGATACTCTCCTTTGAGACGACCATAGGACTAGCTGCGTTCTCACTGTCATCCATGAGAGTAGGATCGACCGCAGACACTACACCATCATGATTGGTGTTGCCGGAAAACATCAGAGGATTGTTGGCTTGAGTGTAGTTGGCAGGACTAGAGACGTTGTGTGTAGTAAAGTCGGAAACTTTTTTAGTTATCATCGCTAAAACGTATCTCTGCAACTACGGGAGTAATAAACACGCTTTAGATTGTAGCAATACTTTGTCTTACAGAGAGACTTTTTGTGTATTTAAAAAAATTACCGATACCTTCGCCCTGTTCACCTATCGGTGTCAGTGAACGCGGCGTAATTAAGACCTAGCTCACTCGGACTGAAGGATTCCGATTTTGTAGTTTTTGTAGATACCGTTGTATTTAATACAGGTGTTGGTGATTTCTGACCCTGTAAGGATATGGCTGTTTTTCTGTTGCACGACAACGTAGTTACCGTCAGCACACCTAACAAGGCTATCGTAATCTTTGAGAACAATGAGTGGTCTGTCTTTTTCATCATTGGCTTCACCCTCTTTCCTTCGCTGGTTGCGTCATGGTTATCATTTTAATACAGACTGGAGTCTTACTGCAAGACTTTTTACGGAGTAGGCGGTAAGTTGAAATTTGGCGCAGGTTGTACGTTTACTGGCCCTTGATTTACCGTTGCCGCCGTGCGCTCGGGCAATGCCTGATTCTCCATCGGTGTAACCGTTACCAGCGTAGTAGTAGCCAGTAATATTTCCTGCAATGAAATCGTTACGCTTAACCAATTTTCATTCTGCTTATCGGTATTCACGCGCAAGGTTTCTATTGCCATGTTTTTGTAAATTCTTTTTCCGGTCTGTACTGGAAGCAATACCCCACCTAACGCAAGCAAACTACTGTACAGCGTTTTTAGAAATGACACATCCTGAGTTTTGTTCTGTGGGCTTCCCATGGAAGTAACCGCCGTAATATCTAGCGATGCCGGAAGTTTGTAAATATGATCTGTAACCGTGCTGCCCACTTCTACGGGCTGATCTGTCATCACCCATCTATCTTCGTGCCTCTCCTCGACTACCGCATCAAAGGTAATGGTTCCAATTGAACGCGGGAGTTTGATCGATACCGGAGTTATTACAGGACTAGACATATCCTAAAATCACCTTTGCATAAGCCATGCAGTTGATAGCCATTACTAAACATTCTTTGGTTTGAAACTTTTCACGTTCCCTGCATTCCCAAACAATCAGTTCCGCTGATTCAACTATCCGCTTTCTGCTTTCTATCAGTGTAATAGCTTCACTGTGATACGTTTTTAAATCTATCACTGAAACGCTCCCGCGAAGTCTCTCGCCAATCCTGAATTTACTTTGCTCTGCTCATTGGCCACTAAGTCAGCGGTCTTATTTGCATCGCCCGAACCGTTTACGTGAATATCTGTCTTTTGATCCATCTTTACGCTGATAGTATTTCCTGCTGCTTGGCTAACCATCCTACGCTGAATAGCTGCCACATAGTCTTGTGTCTCCGCAATCCTTGGCACTCCATGAGCACGATCTACTGCTCCCTCTCCTGCATTGTAGGCAGCCAAGGCCAAAGAAGTATCACCGTGATACTTTCTCAGCAATCCGGCCATCATTCTTACGCCGCCTTCAATATTTGATTCAGTGTTTTTAGGATCGACACCTAATAGCTTGGCCGTATTGGGCATGAGTTGCATTACACCCATTGCCCCTTTGGGACTTAGCGCCTTCGGGTTGAAGCGTGATTCCTGATATGCTTGCGCTTCAATCAATGCAGGATCGACACCATACTGCGCTGCATACTTATCAAGTAAACCCTTAACGCTTGAACCCCCTTCAGATAATTGCATGTGGCCAATTCCCCCAGAACCTTTTTTCCTCTTAAGCCATGCAGAGTATTCCAATCCATGAGTTAATCTGTCCAGTCCTGTTTCCTTGGTAAACAGCCTACCCATTGCTATCTCTGTTCTGTTTTGATTGGCTACTGAATCCAAACCTTCTTTGGCCCTGATATCCAACTCATCGGCCTTGATATTAATTCCCCAATTAGCCAGTATTCCGCCTAGCGAACCCGCCCCAAGTACACCCATTGCCACCGAACTTCCAGCCCCAGCCGTTCCCCCTGCGCCAAGCAATCCCTTGAGCATCCCAAGAGCCTTTAGTCCTCCAATAGTTCCACCTATTGCAGCAGTCAAACCAAGCATCTTACTGCTCCATCCATCGGTAGCCTTATCGGCTTCGATTAAATCTTTTACTACTACCTCAAGTATAGAAACTACCTGCTTTGCCAGTGGCAGAAATGAAGTGCCTACGGTAGCAGTAAGAGCGGAAAACCTTGCCTCTAAATCCCTGAATTCTTCATTCGCTTTATGCGCTGCCATTGACTGTTGATCTATGTCAGCGTAAACCTGCCTACGTTCCTGATAGTATTTATGCAGTTCCTCTCTACCGCGAATCAGTGTCCTGATATCTTCCCCGCTGATTCCAAACTGCTCTGCAAATGATTCCTGTACTATTGGGTTTGCCTTTGAAAGGCTATCGACTAAATCCAGAAGCGTCTTAATCGAGTCCTTGTCCTGCTTTACTCCCAAGAAATTCAGCGCACCCACGTACTTGCCCGAAGCTATTTTGTTTCCAAAGGCTTCTACTAGTCCCATTGCTTCCTCAGATTGCATACCAATCTGAGCAGCAGCGTCCCCGAAGGCTTTCAAATTCTGAGCGCTTGTCCCTGATTTTTTCGCCTGAAAATGTAACTTCTCAAGGTCGGATGAAACCTTGATTACCATTCCACCCAGAGCTACAGATGCACCTATGCCTACTTTGGCAAAGTCAGAGAATGCCTTACTAATATTCTTGGTTCTTTTTTCTGTATCTAATTGGGAGTCTTTAAACTTTTTGTAGTCTTGTTCGTCAAGCTTGAAGCCGATGGCGACTAGATAGGATTTTAAAATATCGTCTGCCATCTACTTATTCTCCAGAGACTTATTGATACGCGCCTGATTCTCTTGCCTTACGTTCAAGTAATCGCTCATCCTTGCACAATCCTCAAGCGATACCGTTCCATCCTTCAAGTCACTGTATCGTATCATCCCCTCTTTAACCAGAGACAATAACCAATCTTCTTCGCTGGCCATTCTTACCAGAGCAACATCTAGGCCGTTTTGGGTGCTGTCGAATCGGGTTGCTCTGTAGTAAAAAAACTGTCGATATTGTCCCTCATTACCGCGAAGGTCAAAGCTATCAAGGCTTCCATCTTCATATCCGCAAATTGCATCTTGTTTGTCCCTTGCGTCATTACAGGAAACCACCCGCCTTGCTCTCCCCTTCGCGTTACAACCCTCAGCGCGGTATGGATGACCGTCTGGCTATCTTCGTCCGACATGCCGCTTAAAAGCGATTCTAGCGATGGTTCCCTAAACACCTTAGAGTTATCACTATTACCATTCTCGCGCTCCCATGCTTCTTTCCGCGAATTGGCCTGATTGATAAATCTCTTGGCTATGGCCCATTGCTGCATAGCGTCTAGTGTTCCAATTTGGTAGGTATGGCCGTCAGGGGCAGGTAGTGTCAACTCTCTTGGCATGGGTAAGAGTATACAAAATATTTAGTCTTACGGTAAGACTTTATTTCTTTAATGCCACAAAAATACCTATCAGCACTAGAACGAATCCAGCTGCTGCAACTAGATAACCCCATCCTTGTTTAAGCCCCTGCCCTGTTCCTTCATTCTTGGTAACTCTATTCTCCAGAAAGCCAATGCGGTCAATCAATGCCTGATGCGCACCTTGATACTCGGAGCGCGGTAGAAACTTGACTTCCCGATCATCCATTGCATCGCGCCATTCATTTGAACTGTCCCGCCATTTCTCGGAGTTATATTCTGCCTTGTTTACCGCTGTTTCCGCTGAGGCGAGTGCGGCTTTTACCGCTTTCTCTTGATCTATAAACCTCTGATCTGTACTACGAGCTTCCGCCTCAATCAACGCCTTGAAATAATCGAAAAGGCTATCTACATTCCAGCGTGAAGACGGTTTATCTTTCTCCTTCATTTACGCCGCTTTTACCAAACGATTCTGAATGCACGGCTGGCCCACTGCGTAAACGTAGAATGACTGAGTGCTGAAATCTATCAGGGAATTTTTCAGGTCGAATACTTTCGGCTGACCCGGAGCAACTGAGCCTAGTTTGTAGACTTCCGTTTCCGTGGCTTCCGCGTAAATATCGTAAGAGGAAATTGTCTGCTCATGTCCTGTTACTGTCCAAGATAATTGCGTACCGCTTACATTGGCCGTGATTGATACATCGTTTTCCACTCCCGCTATCAGGTCATCCGATTCTTCTAGGTCATCCCAAACCAATTGCAGATAAGGCAGATTGTGCATGGCAGCGAACGCCGCATTGATGCCCATTGTTTCCAGTAACGTCATGCCTCCCATGCCGTCCAAGAATTTTCCATCTGACCATGCCTTGTTTCTGGTTTTAGTTCCATTGAATCTTGCCCATGCCGAACTAATAGCTATTTTATTTGAATGTGCGGCCATGGCAGGAAGCATGTAGTTTTTGAGATAGTTTGATCCTGATGGGTTTCCCGGCTGCGCACTAGTCGGCAACCAGCTCATTGCTCCATCTGAACCCGGAATAGCGAATCCATCTGCCTGATATAGAATGATCCATGGATTGCCACGTATTGCAGCTTTAATGGCTTGCCAGTCGAGCGGAACTCCTCTAAGCGTTCTGCCGAAACCCCAGAAACCAAGCATCGGTCTACCCTGATAATGCTCATACGCGGGATGGTTGAAGTACCTGTCCGCTACATGGTCAATGTATGCGATGAGTGCATTTTGATATTGGCTAGTTGGAATGTTATTTGACCCTGCGGTAAGACATTGCTGATCGAATGTGGCGTAAAAAGTCTGATTGTATTTGGGGCAGGCGGTTGCAATCGTGTCCATTACAAAATCATTGCCAGCCCCTTTGAAGTTTGCGCCATAGAGATCGACCGTGTTTACATCAAATCCCCGGCTGTCCGCAACCTGCCTTTCAATCACGGCAGGATCGTTATTGAGGTATCCGGCTAAGGGATGAGAGCTGCCATCGTAGACGTAAGCTTGCCAGAATTTAACTAGCTTTCCTCTCCAATTCGGCGGCATAAGATTGCGTAGCGATGCCTTGGAAATATTCATCGGAGCGGCTGGCGTGAGTCCATCATCTCTCAGGTTTGAATCCACAGGATAAGGCTTGAGGCTTAAATCCTTGTGCGTTACCCCTGTAAACATTTTGGGAAAATTTGCCTTATTGTAATTCGGAGAATTGGAACAATTGTGAGAGGTGAGAGATGCAAGGGGGACTGTGCTGATTGATATATTCATTTTCCTGCTACTGCTTTCTTGGCCCGTTTCTTTGTTGGTTTACCGTTTATGGCGACAACTATTTCCCCTTCGCCCTTGCATGTTCGACATTGAATTTTTCCGTGTCCATGGCATAAGGGGCATTTCTGCGTTTTCTTGACTGAGGCCATCGCGGGATCATGGTAACGCTCTAACGGTGCCCTGAAAGTAATGCCATGAGCAAATAGATCATATAGAACGCTAGCCCAAGCCATCCTACGCGAACACGCGGAAGGTAAGGCTCCCCGAATGCTCCAATCAGGAAACACACAAGAGCAGCAATGATTAAAAGTATGTTCAACTTTAACCCCCTGAGTCTTACCGTAAGACTTTTTAGACTATCAGTAGCCCTGCCCCGCCTAGAATCTTGTCCATGAAACCGACAACGAATTCCCATTCCACGTTACGCGCTTCTTTCGCAAAGTTATTGGAAGGAAATTTTACAAATGCAACCTGCGCTCCGTTGTATTGATCTCCCGTAATCGTGTTACTGACTACCAGAGTATTCTGCCCCCAATTCAGCGAACTGCCTTTCTGGAAGGTGTACATTTGGGATAACTGCTGATTAGTAGGACTGGTTTTCAATAGTCGTACCGTTACCCTGAAAATCTCCGCAGCATGTAGGCTGTAGGCCACAGAGCCATCTGCCCCTACCTGCCATGAGGTTTTATCTTCAATCTGCTCACAGCTAATTCCTTCTTCCGCTACATTGGCACCATTGCCTAGAGAGATTGTCCCTCCCGGCCCCGCAAGGGTCGCATGTACATCCTTGAAAGAGTATGTGAAAACCTGTTGTGCCATGTTTTTCTCCCTTACGGATTAACTGTAATCGCTACGCTTGCCGTATGAACTGCTCCCGCTAGTTTCGCCGCTACCTGAATCGGTACAGCTATTCTCTGCGCTCTTGCCGCTAGCGACTGAGTTGAAACTGGAGGAGCATAGACATAATATCCCGGCATAAAATCATTCGTATTCAATGCTCCGAATCCTGCCGATGTCCACGTTCCCGGAGCAAGGTAGCCATCATTTACAAACTGGATGCACACTGCCGTTACATCCGTAGTTAAGATGTGCATACCTCTGTCTGTCTGGGGAACCTTTGTTGGCAGCGTGAACAGGCGATTGTACAGCGCAGTCTGAATCGCAATAGCAAATGCATCTGCCCCTACTACGGTATCCGTGAACTGTCCGGATGCACTCGTTCCGTTCTGGATGATAGCCGTGTTGTTGTTGTAGGCAACAAATACATTCGCATTTTTTTGCTTGATGCTATCGGCCTGAGATGAAGTGATATTCTCCGCGACAATTCCCGGCTCCTGCTTGTACATCAAAGTTATGACGGTATTGTTTCCCGCATAGTCAGTCGGTAGTATTCGCGCCAGATAACTCATTACCGCATAGGCACTCTGACTGCTGTACTGTACCGCCGTCTTGTTGTATCCAAGAGCCTGAAGTACAGAGGCAATGTCGGTAGTTGTAGCAGCTACCAGAACGCCAGCAGATTGCGTAGTTACCCCGTAGTAATGCTTGGTGTTTGTGGCTTCAATGAATCCCGCTACAGCGATATGATCCGCATCTACGGCTTCTGGAATTACCAATCCATACCACTGCTGCCCGAATGTTCCATCCATGATTGTAGCTGCTGCCAATGCGGACTCAGCTACAATTCCATTCGCTACATAAGCACCGTTCCCAGCGTTTTGCCTTCCATTCAACATTACGCTGATATCCACTCCGCTTGCTCCAGCGGTCAAGAATGAAACGCTACTAGTTGCGCCTGTCGATGTGCTGGTAAAAAAGAAACGATTGTTCACTGCATCATAGGTGCAAACTGCTCCAGTAATTGCCGCTGTAATTATTCCTGCTACACCGCTTAAACTGAGTGCGCCAGAGAAATTCAAATTGAGTACGCTTTGCAGCGATCCACCATCCACTTGAATCTTGAATGAACCTGTACTGATTGCCGTCCACGCTGATAGCAGAGTGTTTGCGGCTGACAGTGGGCCACCGAATAGCTGTCCAGAGGTTGCCGTCTTTGCCCAGCGTCCAATAAGTAACGCTTGAGGCTGCGGGTTCTGCTGGAACCAAAGTACCGCTGCTAGATACTCAGGTGCGGACGTTCCAAAGTCAGTAGCAACGGCGGTAATCGTGTTGTAGCTTCGCATTCTTGAAACTACATCAATCACTGCACTGCTGCCTAAAACTAGACATGAACTTAGATTCTGAGATTGCGCGGCTGTCGGCAGGAGACTGATAGAAACATTTATTAAGCGACTGATAGGTAATGTTTGCACTGACATTTTTCTTGTCTCCTAGTCTTACAGTAAGACTGCCTCAGGATTTCTTCTACGGCAATCGGCGCACATCGGAACTTCTACAAATTCCAATCTTTGGTTTATTCCAGCACTACCCAAAACAACAGTGTTCCTTACCATTCTCACATCTTCAAACTCAGTATTGCACATATTCTCTGCGCATTTCAGGCCAGATGCAGTAATGCGACTTACGATCTCTTCAATGTACCCTGCTACCGCTGGCACCATGTCAGGCTCATCGGGTGATTCTACTTCGTTTAGTATTGCTTCCATATCGCCAAACGTAAGACGCTCTCGAAGTAGTATGTACGCGAATTTATTTAACTTCGCCTTGTTCATAGCACCCAATTACCTGCACCGAATCCCTGCACATTTCCATTCGTCACGTTAAATCCGAATGAGGGCTGCTTCGTCACCGTGATTGTATCACTCACTCCTTCAATATCCTCAATAATAGTTACTTCCGCTGCTACTAGATCGAGCACTGAGTATTGATACAACTGTGCTCGGCGCATCTGAAATGGAAGATCGATTCTTGTTACTTCTCGGTTGTTAAAAAAATCCGCCATCATTACCGCATCTTCCACACATACTAACCCGAATCCGGATAGTTGCATGATTTCTCGGTTCTGATCTACTTCTAAACCCATGGCAAGTAATTCTGATTTAGCTTCACAGTTAGGCCCATAGAAAGAACAAAGCACGTCCATGACTTCGTTTCTATAGACGTAATCCGATATTATGTTGTTTCCGTTTTCGTCTATCGTATCCTTGTGCGTCACGTAGGCATTGGTATCTCGCACTCTTTTCGTTACACCTATCGCTGCCCAATCGCTCCCAAATTGCGGCATGTTTGGCGGTTCCGCTTGCCATCTCGGACGCACCATCGTTCCGTCTATCCCGGTTATCCCCGATACCATCTGCTGAAAGAACACACGTAGAGTTTCGTCTTCTTTTGCGTTCGTTGCCGATGGTATTAAATAACCGCCTGTGGCTGATGTGCTCATAAAAGTCTTACCGCGAGACTATTACTGTATCGTGCAAAACGATGTGTTGTTAATAGTCAAAGTTGCTGACGCAACGCTTGCCGCTTGCAGTGTAACTGTTCCAGCGTTAGCTCCATTACGTAACATGAGAGCAATATGAGCAGGAAAGTTTGTTGTCGCCGCCCCTACTGCTACTCCAGTGGCCGGAATCTTATTACCAAATGCTGTAGTTGATCCATAATTTGATGCTGTTACATTTGTGGCCATCATCACAGAATAGTTTATAGCTGTAGGCGAAGCAGGGCCAGTAAATCCTATTTGCAATCCACCAGTAGATGCAGCCTGATAGAACAACTCGCAGGTTAGCGCATAATCTTTGTTTGCTCCTACCGCAAAAGCCAGAGTATTACCAGATGATACGTTAGTCAGGGATGTGGTTGCATTTGTATAGTTACCCGTGAGATATATTTTGCGTACATTACAGAATGAATTTACGCCAGTAGCATCTGGAGTGTTTCCGCAGATTACCTTGTCTGTTCCTGTACCACCATCTAAGATAGGTGCTCCTGTAGCATTGGCAAACCCATTGTTTGTTACTTGATAGTTTGTACTTGCTCCTGACGCGATCTCGACGTTGTTTTTTGGTGCATTGCCACCCGCTTGACAAGCAAGGAATCGGTTATTTTGTACAAAAAATCCGGTGGCCGCAGCTACCGCAAAGAAATCGCTAAAGGTATTAGTAGTGCCTAGTCCATTATTGCAGAACCTTGCTCCGAGTATTTGGAGATCGGTAACCGCTGTATTGTTGTCACGAACACCCTCTTGCTGGTTATTGAAGAACAGGCCACCGTTGATTTTAATACGCGTTCCAGAGTTAGCCAGTAAACCTTGCAAGCTGGACTGAAAAGTGCAAGCGGTGCATTCCATTCCAAAGACGGAATCTATCTTCATAGCAGGCTTAGTTACGCCTCCTTCCATTGTGAGGCCAGTAATGCGAATGTTGGATGGGGCATTGCCAGCATTAACCAATTCGAAGTGAACTGGAATAGCGTCTGTTCCCCCGCCCAAGTTCGCTACGGCTTGACCTCCGATGATGTCTAACGAGTCTGTACCGTCTTGAATGCATATTAGAGCGTCTGCTACAGATGCTCCGCCATTGCTATCCCAAACGCCTTGGACAAATGAGTTTGAAGCTACGTTTCCAGTTGCCACGCCTCCGGTCTTGGTCTGGCAGTTCCACGCACCACCAGATCCGCCGCCGCCAAATCGCACGGAACGAAAGATGTTGCCTCCCGAGCTAGTGGCAGTATCGAGACTTACCCCATTCCATGTTGGCAATACAGCAATACGCTCAAAATCATTATCCCCACCTGACACTCTGATACCGCTACCGGCAGTTCTAGTTACTGCCGATTGAACCGTAAAATCTGAGAAATGATTTTTGGTCGCTAGCGAGCTTAGGGAAATCACGTCTGCGGTTGCGGATGAGGTTGTAATAATGGTGTTTTGTTGAGAGCATCCAAGCATGGCACCATTGGTATTTGTCCAACTTAGACCGGGGGAACCGGCAAGCGTCAAAACTACGTTGCAAGGCAGCAATATTGTTACAAGATCGTGGTTAACGGTGATCGTCGCCGCTGCTGCTTGAAATCCTTGCAGGTTTGACGCATCGCAAATGCCACCAAAAGCTCCGTTGAGTCCATTCGTGATATTGACAATGCAGTTATTCAGCTTTGCGCCGAAGTCCGCACCTGCCTCCTGATCCACCATCCGGCGTGTGAATTGGAATGATAGTGCCGACACATTGCCGGAAAATGTTTTATTTCCTGCAATCGGATTCTGGGCGTTCGTTAGATCGACATAGCCACCTGTAACCTTGGATTGCGTTACAGCATTACTGGCTATCGTGGCCGCACACCCACTGGATGTTACATCTCCTGTTAGTGCAGGCTCTTGAGCACAAGACCCTACGCCAGAAATATCCGTGAATGCAGGTTGTACATAGGCGGGTGCTGCTGTAGCTCCAGTGTTATTCCCTAAAAATGTATGCGCTCCTGCCGTGGATAGTGAAAATGTTTGAGCAGGAGTTGTCGTTGCCGTGGCTACAGAAGTTGTGAAAATTGGCGATAGATTACCAGAACTAAAAGATGTTACCGTACCCGTTCCACCCGAAGGCGCTGCCCATATAATATCGGTTCCCGTAGCATCCATAGAGAGTAATTGATTAGCTGCTCCCTTCGCTAGTCGCGTCCATGTGGGACTTGCGCCTTGCCCTGTAATGATGTCCCCTCGCGCTACAGTGCCCGTGGTGCTGTCGCCATGCGTTGCCGATAGTAAGTTGTGTGCCGTGGCTGGAAACGTCCCTGTAGTGTCAGCAGACGTTACCGCACTAAATGCGGGATTTCCCGCAGCGTTCCCATGCAACACGGTATTTACCGTACCTTGATTCGCATGTTGCGCCGATGCCAGAGTATCCGTAGTACATGTTCCCACTCCACCTGAAGAAATTGCAGATACAAATTGGTTTGTACATGCAGTCGTGGTTAAATTTAAATCCGCGCTGGCCACTGCGCTGAATGATGGCTGACCCGCTGCATTCCCATGTAACAACTGATTTACTGTTCCCTGATTGGCCGAAGCGTCGTTTATTAAATTGACTCCAGCAAACGATGGATTGCCAGCCGCATTTCCATGCAGCAGCGTTGTAGTCGTACCCTGATTTACGAAGTCTGCCGATGCCAATACAGCCGATGCCCCTGAAGTAACTAGACCCTTGGCATTGAATGTAACTTTCGTATTGGTTCCCGGTGTAGCTACAGTTGCCAGAGTAGTAGATACCGTTCCTGCCGTACTTGTAATGTCCCCGGTCAATGCTGGCATCTGTGCAGCAGCTACCGAACCTGAAAGATTAGTAAACGCAGGTTGCGCACATGTAGGGGCAGCGTCAGCATTGCTCCCCGTTTCAAAATTATTGGCTCCACAATTTCCCGTTCCACTTGCCGCCAGAGATGAAGCTACTATGTCCGTACCATTCCATTTAAAATATCCGCCTGTAGTTGCCGGATGCGCTAACCTCTGCCAAGTAGGGGTTACACCTATGGCAAAAAATCCATCACCCCTTACCGCTGCTGCTGCCGTGGTATCACCATGAGCAGTTGACAGGATGTTATGTGCAGTTGGCGCGAATGTACTAGGTACCCCCGATAGATCGGTGTAGGCCACTTGCGCCCAACTTGGGGCAGTTGCCGCCGCTCCGCTTCCAAGTGACTTCAGATATTGCGGCGTTGTCGTACTATTTCCCGCCAGCCTTGCCCATGCGCTCGATTGGCCGCTGATTACATCGCCAGTTACTACGCTTCCCGGTGTCGTATCACCATGAGTAGAACTCAATAAATTATGTGCTGTAGCTGGAAATGTTCCTGTCGTAAATGCATTCGTGATAGTCGTACAGGTTGACGTAGGCGCAGCATCGGCATTTAGAGTGAACGCAGTCACAGCCTGATTCGTGCAAGTAGTTGGCGAACCTACCCCCGACGCTGCCAAAGTTGACGCTACTACATCCCCGCTTGCATTCCATTTTGGATAGGTATTCGTTCCACCTTTGGCTACTGCTGTCCAAGTCGGTGCTACGCCGATTCCTGCAATTAAGTCTCCCCGTAAGACTGCATGTGTTGTGGTATCGCCATGCGTTGCGCTTAGAAGATTATGAGCAGTTACCGAAGTCAAGCACGATGGACACGCTAACGTAAGAGCATTCCCCAGAGTTACTAATCCGCCTCCCGTGATTGGTGAAGTCGTATTTAAAGTTACCCCACCAGAGCCGGGAAGGTCACTATTCCCAATTGCTTCATAAGCAGGAGCAGCGGTAATTGCCGTATTGTTTCCAAAGAACAGATGCGCAGCCGCTGTAGATAACGCAAAAGTCTGTGCTGGCGTTGTGTTCGCGGTTGCTACTGAAGTTGTAAATAGTGGCGATAAATTTCCACTACTAAAACTGGTTACCGTACCTGCACCCGATGGCGACCCCCAACTCAATACCGTTCCATTAGTAGTCAGGAATTTACCTGAGTTTGTAGCTTGAGATGGAAAGTCGCTCAAGTCTGCGGTTGCAGGTTGCGTTGCCGTAAATAATCCAGTTGCAGAGTTGTAAGAATTAATCCAGTTTGACGATATGGATGTTTTGGTAATCGCAAGCTGCGGAGTCCCAGAAATATCAGAGTAAGCAGGTTGACTAGCTACAAATAATCCAGTGGTTGAATCATAGCTACGCAGCCAATTAGATGAAGCTGCCGCTTTTGTCACCGCAAGCTGCGGTAATCCTGTCAAGTCTGTATATGCTGGACGTGTAGCAGTAAATAATCCTGTAGTTGAATCGTAGGAATTGATCCAACTTGAAGCTACAGCAGTTTTTGTTATCGGCAATTGCGGGATATTAGTAACGCAACTTGCGCACGTCAAACTCAAACTTCCCCCAAGAGCCAAAGAGCCACCCCCACCAATAGGAAATGAGGTATTAATGGTGACGGCCCCTGACCCCGGAAGGTCAGCGATTCCTATGGATTGTGCGCCCGGAATCGCCGTTACCGAAGTATTATTACCAAAAAATGTGTGTGGCGCAAAGCTTGATAGCGAGAAACTTAAGGCTGGCGTAGTAGTCGGATTAAATACAGAAGTCACAAATAACGGAGACAGATTGTTTGCGCTGAAATTTGTTACTGTTCCCGATATTGTTCCCGAGCAACTTTGTACCGCAACATTTCCCAATCCATCTGTCTGTAAGCATAACCCTGCTACCCCCGGCGCATTCAACCTATTGATTGGCAGTTGCCCTTTGGTTTGGGTGGAAATATTGGGAAGGTTTTGCCCTATTGCCAGAGCATAAAAAAGTATGACCGTGAGACTTTTTAGGAATTTTTTCATGCGTAGAATGTGAGCGCGTCCCCCGGTACTAATAGATCCACAAAAGTTATAGTCTGCCCTGATATCGTGAACTGGCTAGGCGCTTGCAGTTGGATTCCATTCTTAAACAGAATCCCGTTCTGTGCCAGAATCGTAATAGGTATTGTCGCCTGATTGCTGGAAATGATTGTAGGTTGATAGGCCGTCACGAGTCCCCCGAACGGCAGCAGGGTTCCAGAATTTCCTAACCCTGAATTTACTTGAGGAGGAGCCGATACCAGCTCAAATAAGTTACATTCTGCTACTACGTATCCTACTCCGTATGCTCCCCAATCCCTAACATCAACTACAAGGAAGTTGTTCCCATGCCAGTACACAAGGTCAGGTTTGTAATCTGTGGGTACTCCATCCCTTGTCGATCCTCTCAGCGCAAACTTGGTAAACACTCGCAAATCTTTCTTGCTGGAATCTTCATCCGCTCTACGATCTAGTCTGTCACCTATGGGCTTAACTACTCCATAGATTCCAGTTGTAGCGGAAACCGAAAGCACCGATTCTCCGGAACTGTTTACCGTTTCAATCCTGCGCATTACACTGAAGGTATCAAGCAGCATTGGGCTGCTTAAAACTACTGCGCCGGGATTGAGTAGTGGACACATTTCATTTGTCTTTTACTACATAGGTAAGACTATTGCGCATTTCTCCCGAAGATACCAATGTTCTTGTTCCTGTCCTTCCCCTACGCCTACGCGCTGCCAATGTTGCTGGTTTCAATGCAGGTTGAATGTTGGAATTAACCATTGCGCGTAATCCGTTCTGCGCTATCAATCCCACGCTTTCTAACCCTTGCTCCGCTTTAACCGTATCACCTTCAAGCACCGCTTGGCCTACACCTAACAACTTCTGCTCCATCCTGCTCTGTACTGATTTAATTCCCGGCTCCATAAATGGCCTAGCGGGAATGTTTTGCGATGGACTCCCTTTGTCGTGGATTCGCGCTAGTGTCGCGTTATTGATTGGCCCACTTCTGCGTGCCTTGGCTTCTGGTACTCCTGCTAGCACTTGCTTTTTCTGAAGTAGATTAATCGCCGCTTCAAATTGCGCTAGATTATCTACTGTAATGTTTACATTGATGTTTACGTTTGTAGGCATTGGGTTATCATTCTAACCTAGAACGGGAACCACGGCCATCCTAAAGCATTAACCTGTACCCCATTGTTTTGCCACCAACTAGGACTAACTTGTATTGGCCCCATGCCAACCAAATTAGCTAGTTCCAGAAAATACGTTCCATATACAGTTAGGTTCCAATGCCCCGCATCTTTTACTATTGCAGCCGCCGTATCGTAGCTAACCGATATCTCCGCTTGCTCCGAGCTAATAACTCCGCGCTGCATTCCCGGTATTCCACCAGCCGCTACCGATAACTGATTCATTGCGCTGATCGAAATAAAATGCGCTGTGAATAATTCCAATCCCTGATTCAGCAGCGTTCCCCATTTTGCCGTTAAACGCAAAACGCCTATCCCAAGCCAGAAGTTAATCAGGCTATCGGGATAGGTTGTAGTGTTTGCGAATTCTGGGAAATCAGCGCGAAACGTACTCGGGACAGGAAGAGGTACAGATGACATTGCCTAGACCCTCCCCCGTTAAAAAATATTAGGTTGTTTTCTTTGTGTCCGCATCTGTCCTGACTTTGTCCGTTGCTACCTTGACATCAGCATCCGACCTAGCTTTATCTATCGCTGCCTTTTCCTTTGCGGCCTTGGCTTTTTCGTCAGATGATAACTCCGTAGATTTTTCACCGGACTGCGCCAGAGCCTTCTCCTGAATAGCTTTGACCTTGGCAGTGTCTAAGTCGGTAGCAGGGGCAGCAATGGCCGCTTCCGTCGCCGCAATGACCTGTTTAGAGGTCTGGCCAATCGGCTTTACCCCGTTGCGCTTGAGAATTTCCATCTCTGCCGGATGCAGATTGTTTGGAACCTCTCGCGGCCCCGGCGCAAACTTCAACAGGCTTCCATCTGCTAGGCGCAAGTGGACAACTCTGGGAAAGAAATAGGTTGAGGTTCCTTCGTCTTTTTTCTCTGTTACGTTCGTGGTAGCCATAACTTTTTCTCTCCCTAAAAATTGTCTTACGGTAAGACTTTCTGCTAATTACTTTATTAACTAGATTCCGTCGAAATATCCTACGGTTTGTGGATATACAACCTCCACCACTCCCATTTTGCCGTAGTAAGTAGTGATGTGATAGATGCCACGGAACTCTACCGGGGTACGCGCCATCGGTACATAGGGGAAACGAATGTACTCTTCACGCTTGGTATAGACCACCATGCGATCTATTCCCGGCGTACCGATTGTTCCACCTACACCCGCTCCTGCCAGCCACTTCACAGGCTGAATGTCCAACTCTTTTCCTTCCTTCGCCATCACTACTGAATTCTGTTTCAGGTACTTCAACACTGATCCCTGTCCAGCAGAAGAAATCAAAGCAGTACTGATTGCCCCGTATTGCGCTGGTGGCAGCAAAATTCTTTCCGGCATCACCGCATACGCGCTGGCAGTCCATACCGCCGTTACTGCCGTGTTTACATCGGCAAGAATTTCTGCCGGAGTTTTCAGCGCCCATGACGTGCTTCCTGCCCCTCCTATCGCTACGTTCTGAGGCACTACCACGGTTGAAGGTTGCGTAAGCAATCCAGCGTCACCGTTTGGAATGTCACCAATGTAAGCCTGCTCATCTGCTTCCATTTCGTGCATTCTCTGAAGCGCATAGAATTTCTGCTGGTCAATCGGACGGCCAAGCTTCGCACTCTGCTCGATGTCCCATATGTCATACGCGGATTCAATGGCCCACTTGCGCAGTGGATGCGTAATCAATCCGATATCTACCGACACCCCACTGATGGCCGTGGAGTTCTGACCAATCCAGTGCTTACCGTTGCCGATTGAGTTTCCCGTACCGAGTCCACCTGTGCCGCCGAATGTCGATACCGTGAAACTGGAAAATTCATCGGCCATCGTTACGTCGCTGCGAATGTCGATATCCCGATCATACTGAATATCGGCAAGCGGCATGTGCATCTTGGGGTCGATGCGCGATAGTTCATTCTCGAGGAATGCGCCTGTGGAATCGTAAGACTTTCCGTCTTTAGTGTAGGTTCCCCCAAGTTTCTTGCCCATTGGGATACCTGTGGCATCGAACGCCCTCTGATCGAAAGTCAACATTGCGCTTCCTCCTAAAATTAGGTGTGGCCATGTTTTCAGGCCACTCCCTGTCGGAAATAAACTTTGTTCCGAAACTTAAATGTTAAACACTAACTCGATGATCCCGTTCGCGTCTTGGCCACCGTTGTAATGCGTTGTTACGCCTGCACCGCCGATGGCAATAGTGTTACCGCCATTTGCAGCCGTTTCAAATCCACCCTGAATATGAACTCCTGATGTCGCAGCTACCCACACAAATACCGCGCCGTTCTTCAAGGCCAATGCCGATCCTATAGGAACCTGTACATTGATATATCCACTTACTAATACATCACAGGGGCCGCTGGTAGGAGGAGCTGGGTTAGTGCCGAGTGGAGTATTTCCAAAATTTGTAGTTGACGCTTGCGATGTCGGGAATGCGCGAACCAAAATTCCATAAAAATTCGTCAATCCACTATCGCCAGCTACCAACGGTCTCACGCCTTGCGTAGTCGGATCAATCACCACTGGCACACCATAAAGCAATGGCGGTGCTGCGGCATCAATGAGAGCAGGTTCAATAATGCTGTTCTCTTGGCGAGTTACGTTGCCGGGAAATCCCGCTCCCGCTCTGAATGTAAACGCTGCGCCCATTGTGTTGCCTCCTGAAAAATTTCTATTTCAAAACTTTTATACGTGCTGACCGCGCTTCTTACGCGCTTCTTCTCGCACCGATTTAAATTTCTCATTGCTCATCGGCTGACCATCGGTTTGCAACAATGCAGCCATGTCCGGCTTTTCCTTGTTGGCCGCTGCATTGTTGGCCAAGCGTTTCATTTCTGCCAATGAATCGAACAAAACTTTAATCCGACCGCAAGACATTCCATCCATCTTGGCCGAATCGAATGCTTTGCCGCCGCTGAGTTTCAGAATCATTGCCAGTGAATCAGCATCACGCGCTGCCGACTGGATTGCTTTACGCCTCAATCCACAGATGGAATTAAACGTAACCTTTGGGTCTGCCGCCTTATCAAACGCTGGCAGATGGATTCCCGGAGCAATGATTTCCGCCTTTGATTTTGTAGTCTGGAAACTTTCGACTAAATAACTGCTGTCCTTCGCTGTCTTGGCTTTTTCTTCTTCCCCTGCCGGAGCTTCATCGGCCAATGCATCCTTAATTTCCTTTTCTTCTTTTTCTTTCTCCGCGTCCTTGGCCTTCTGCTCTTCTTCTTTCTTTTTCTTTTCCTCTTCGTCTTTGGCCTTGGCATCATTGGCCGTTTTCATCATGCCTTCACACGCGGCCATGCGCTCATCCATCGCCTTATGCTCGGTTTCGTTTTTCTCAAACAAACCTTTTAAGGTGTCATCATCATAAGCCGAACGGCCTTCGTTTGTGTGGACATGTACCGCAGTCCCACCCTCTGAGTCCTCATCCTTAGCCTTCAACTCGGCAATGGCCTCATCAAAAGTCTTGCAGTCTTTTCCGTTGTAGGCCGCTTTGAGTTTTTCCCAGAGTTTCATTTCAGCTCCTATGTATAAACACTCTTACAATTTTTGACGTTCTCTTTTTTTCTACCACTACCGCGTCACCGATACTGCATCTACTTCCACATCTCGCCGCGTCAACTAGGGCTATATGGTTAATCCATATATCGGTCTGTTTGCCCCTGCCTTTTGCAATCTGTACCCCGTTGTAGTTGTACCCTGCACTTATTTCCTGCCCCGTCCCTAGTCCGCGCTTTGCATCTTCGGTACGCTGTCTTACTTGCTCGATAGCTTCAAAATCCGTAATCAACAAATCAGCGCGTAATAAATCTTTATCTCCATTGCTTCCGCGTCTTGCGTTTAATGCCACTCCTACCGCTAAATCTCTCCAGCTATGCGGCCTTACTAGATCATTAGGATGGTCAACGGTAATGCACTTTCCGTTGACGCTTGCAATTGTTTCTGGCCTGAATACATCTTCTTCGTCGCGCTCCATTGTGACATGGCCTTGACTATCGGCTTCAATCTCAGGAACTTCTCGCGCCAAATAAAGCTGCGTACCCGTTCGCGCAATCGGGACATCTTCGCAAAGCAGAAACCCTTCAGGCGTAAGCCTCTGTTTGTTGCCAAGTTTCTCGATTGTGTAGAAAGTGTCCACATTGTCTTACCGTAAGACTTTTTACAGGATTGCTCCACCATTACATGCGCTGCTAGCCTTCAGCGTAATTGTTAAATTTGTTCCAGTGAGAGTACCGACGATAAAACGAACGCGATTGTAAGTCGGAAGCTGTAATGCATAGAATCCAGCAACCATCGCTCCTGTAGTAGCGGTTACTGTTCCATTGGGAGTAGTTAGTCCTGTTCCACCAACAACTGTAGGAACAATCGGACTATAATTCGCTCCACCATCATTGCTAACTTGGGCGATAACAGACACCGCGCTATTTGTCCCTGCTAGGCGTACTGTCGCTGTACAGACTGCGGGAAGAGTAAATGTAGGACATCCCGTAGTTGTACATGTCGCTGTGACTGTGACCGTGGCTGGAGAATAAACAGATATTGCAGAGGGATTCTGAAACTGCGCTTGAACTGGAATGGGATTAAAAACCGCAAGTGCTACGCAAATCATCAGTAAACTAATTACTTTTCTCATGTGTTCCACTCCCTCTAGTTGTCAATAGGGAATATATCACCATGGAAAGTATTTATTGCAAACTATTTTTCAGAGTAGTTGTTTGCTAACTTGTAAACTTTTGTATTTTACGTCACGGCTCAGTCCTTTCTGCTACGCTGGGCAACTTTTTGGATCTCCATTCCTTAGTCCGCTTCCATGTAATCTGCGCGAGATCGTGCCACGTTATTGCAATCGCCCCGGCTTCCAAGGCCAGCTTCTTTTTGGCAAGGCAGATGTCGAAGTGCTCACGCGGCCCTCCCGGTTGCTGAATCCATTTCCGCTTTACGCCGATGCGGTCAACCATAGCCAAAAGTTCCTCTGTTGAATCCGCTATCATGTGGCACATCTTCATTCCGCGATACGGCGCTTCCATGTCATCGACGTACACGCTCATTTACGCCCCTCCCCCTGCGCGTCCCCGGCGGGCCTTGCGCCTGTAACCCTTTCCCCTTTTGCGAACTTGCCCAATTTACATGTATGCAAAGCATCATCATGTATCCAGTTTCCGCCACACAGATAAATTGGCGCATTACACTCTCCGCATACTGTCTCTGACGTGTAATAAAACCGCGAACGTGGATGTTGCCGCCTGATAAATGTTTCAATGGCAGCTTCAGGCTTTGGCAGCTCCTCTGGCCACATCTGGTAATAAACTTCTGAGATTCGCCCAACATCTCCCGATGCCAGAGCTAAACGCATTTCTGCCATCAGGCGTTGTGGCATTGAAAAATGCAGAATCTTATCTTGGCTCACAGCTTCTTCTCCGTTGGCGCGTCCCGGTGGGTGGGGCGGGCAAAATTTTTCTCCAGTGCGTGAACCAAGGTGCCTGAGTTCCTTCGCTTGCGTAAGCATGTCGCCACGTCCAACCTGTGCCATTGCCAAGCATCGGTTCAGTTCTGTACGCAATCGCCCTGTATCCTGATGTGGTGTAAGATACGATCCCCTCTACTCTTTCCCCTGGTTCCGGCAAACCATCTTCCACCTTCACCCACCCTTGCCCGTTCTGCGGCCCGGCCAGCGCGGCGGTTTCTAGTGTTGATTTTGCAAAGCAACTATCACAGCAATGCTTGAAATTGAGGATGTCTTGGCGGTGATTGGCCTCGTACTTTTTGGGGTGTTTTGTGGCGTGTGCAATTACGCCCAAACACGTAGGCCCACCCCATCCTTGATGAGATATGCCACAATCCTGTGCTGCAATTCGTTCCAGTGCCTTGCGATACAATTCAGTTGCGTTAGGCGGCTCCGGCGTTCCTTGCGCTGGAGAGGGGGCAACTGATTCCAATTTGCGCAGTATCTCAGCCTTAATGGTTTCAACACTCTTGCGGCCACGCGCCCACAACTCGAAGTAGTACAACAGTTCTTTGTTCGTCATTTCGGAAATCGGCAGATGCGGCATTATTTCTTCTCCTCCGGCCCCGGCTGAGCGGGGTGCGCCTACTAAGTGCGAACGTAAAGCATTCTTAGCCATATGCTGCAAAACTGCGGCCGCATTGGGAATATCCATGCCGCGCTCAACAATCGGTAGTTCTGCTATTAGTCGCATGACTCGCAGCAGTTCGCCCTCTTCCACCTGTGGCGTCCCTTGGGCCGCGCCGAAGGTTTCCTTATCGGTTGTCATCATTGGTGTCGGATAGGTAGCAGTGGACGTAGAATTACAACTCCCTCTTCTGCCCTCAATAAATGCACCCGATGAAATAACAGCCATTCCACAACGCCTGCACTTAGCTGTGCCGTCTGCAAAAAACTGCCAATCGTGCTTCATGATTTACCTCTCAGATATTCCAAGACTCGCGCCACAATTAGTTCGGTGCTCTTTCCATAACCGCCACTCCATAACGCCTTGCAAACTTCTTCTGCTGTGGGCGTGGGCTGCGTTCCTGCCACCGAGGGGGCGGCGGCCGGTTTAATGGCCCTCAGTATCGAATGCCATCTGCCGCATTCAGGACAGTTGTGCTCCTGTGGCGCGGAGGCCGTCTCCGTTGCTTGGGCGGGCCGGAATTTGCACACGCCAACACAATCACAGCCTGGACCTTCTTTTGAGCATTGTTCTAAATAAGCGGGCGGCTCAACCTTGGGCGCGGATGGCTCAGAGGGACGCGCTGCCAAATTCATGACTCTGTTAGCGATGCGCGGGCCACAGAACATGCAATCCACGCGGTCACATGGGCATAATCTTTCAGTGAGGCTTGTCCATGGCTTAGGCTCCGGTTCTTTTTCTAAAACTTGCTCCCATGTCGGCGGCTGCTCCCCTGTGGATGCTCCGCCTGAGATGGGCTCGGCTGGGCAATGATGGTCCCACTCTGACGGTGGCTCGTCGCCATACATCGGCTTAGTCGGCTGATCGCACTTGGGGCACCTGCTGCTATTCTCCACGGGCTGCGCGGCCCGGTATTCGGCCATAGCATCAATCGGCGGAAGTGGACGGTACAGCGGCTCATGCCTTTCGCACACTGTAAGATCAAGCCCATGCCATGAAATGTTAATCAGTTTCCCTTCGTGTGGCCCGTGATCTTTTGAGCACGGACATGTTCCCTTCGGCGGCTCCTGAGCTGGGGCTGGGGTAAAGAACTGGGCCATCTCAGAAGAAAACTCCGTCCTGAATTGGCATTCTTCTTCGCGGCATCGAGATGAAAATATTTTCTTGTCTTTTTCGAGATGTGCGCCGAAGGCAATGGTTACTCTCTCGCTACGGCATTTCGGACAACGCGGCTGCGGAGAGGCTGAGACTATGGAGAATAATTCCACTGCTACTGCTCTATAAGCGGCGGTCAGTGTGCTCCCCGGATGCGTGTCGATTACCGCTTGCGCCTGCCTGTCAACATCATGCTCAAAGCCGTTGTGCCTAAACATTTTCGTCTCCGTCATCTTCTCTCCCATTACCCCATTCCCCCAGCGTCACGATTTCAGTTTTTTTATTGCCTCTAATACTTCGATAATTGCCTCAGATCTGCCACGTGAATATATGAGCAGGCTGTCGATGCTATTAGACGTTCTGATTTCCTTGGCCCAATCGAGCGTCATCTCCTCGGCTCTGTTGTATAGAATTTTGGGAACGTCCATTTGTTTTCCTCTCTCCTCCCCTTTACCGTTCGCCGCCGTCCAAAAGTTTCAGAATCTTGTTAAGCTCGAATGCCAGTCCCACTCTCAAGGCATCTGCTCTCTCAATTACCGCCCTCGCCTCTTGAATGTTGCGGCAGTTGTCGATGTCCGGCATGTACACGCCACGCGCTACCTTCGCGGTCACTTCCAACAACTGAGTGCGGATATTTGCGGCTTCCTTCATGGCTGAGGAACGTTCGGATTCGGCAAAGGCAGCTGCAAATTCCGCAAACTGTTTTCTTAGCGTAGGATCGCAGTTAGCAAAATCTTCCGTCCTTTGCATCGCCCGCTCCTGTAATTTCGCTGTCCGCTCGTCCGCTGGCTTGGTCATGGCTTCCTCACTTTCAACGCAACTAAGCCAATGATGTAGCCAGAGTCGCGTAATACCGTTTCGCCGCAATCACGGCATATCCAGCCCTTTGAAAAAGTCGGATAATGCAGCATCACCATTACCAAGTGCTCACACTGTTCCTGCTTCCGCTCCGTCTTGCCCCGCTCTGCTAAGCTCATAGGTCGCCCCAAATTTCAGAATTATTTTTCTATTTGTTACAGCCGTGCTCCGGTGAAGCTACGTTCTGGGCCCCTTACCCGGCCATCGCTCTTTCTTG